AGCCAGAAGACTTGCGTCATAATACACAGAAGGGTAAATTGGACCGTAAACCAGTATGGTTAGTGGAAATTATTATGCCACGAAAATTAGTTGAAGATACCTTTAACGGTTATATGACTAAAATGAGAGAACAGATGGGCATAGGCAAAACAGAAGGTCAACAGACTGCTCCAACAGAGCCAGCAGATAACGCACAAGTAGAACCAGCAGCGCCAGCGGCGCCCGCAGCAGGAGGAGCTCCAAGTGTCCCAGCAGTTTAACGAAGACCTACGTCAAGAAGATTTACGAAATCTTGTTGATAATATATTTGAAATTGATAGCTATGCCAGCAAAATGGGCAGCGACAAAGACATTGTGGTTGTTAGCTTTACCGTGGAAGACCATGAGCCTGCTAAAGACCTAGTAAATTTTGTGGAGCGTGGTTACGACTTTGTGCTAGATGCTGATGCTACGCCAGGCGAACTAAGTGATGGCAAATATAAAGTATTTGTGGAAATCGAACGTGGTCGACGTATAGGTGAACAAATTATGGAAATCCTCGACGGCGTGGGCAAGCTAACAGGAATTGACCAATTTAAATTTAGATACCACAAAAGTTTTCAGTCGTTACCTGTAGACGAGCAAAGTTTAATAGAAACTATTCCTAACACACCCGATGAGTATGATATGCGTATTCGAGAAAGTCGTGTTAATAATTTTACCAACTTCTTTAACAAGAGTTATCTAGAAAGTATAGATGTAGACACTGACGGTATTACATTTTCTAAAAAGTATACCGAACCATTGACAATGCGAATTAAGAATTGGGGTCCACGTAAAGACGTATATGAAACTGTACAAGGGCGTATGATGATAGAAAATTCAGACATTGCTGAAATACTCTATCTAACAAAAGTGCTTGGAAATTATAACATTACAAAAATTGGTAATACATTTATATTTGAAAATGAAGGCAACGCAGTGGCCTTGGAGAAAATGTGATGTGGCAAATAACTTGGATGATAGGATTACTGCCTGACTGGTTTTGGACCATAATATTAATTGCCGGTATTTTAGGAATACTAGCATCCTGGGTTTTAAAATTTATTCCTTTTGTGTCTACTTATAGATTGCCTATACAAGTAGGATCAATTATTGCGCTGTTGATTGGAGTATATTTTCAAGGAGTTATTGCCAATGAAACAAAATGGCAAAACGAAATCGCAGCACTACAAAAGAAAATTGACGAGGCCGCAGTTAAATCAAATGAGACTAACGTAGTGGTTCAAGAAAAGGTTGTTACAAAGACCAAAGTGATTAAAGAAAAGGGTCAAGACATTATCAAGTATATCGATCGATGGAACACTAAAGAAGTAATCAAAGAAGTTGAAGGTCCTGAAAGAATTAGACGAGAAGAAGTAATCAAATACATTGAAAACTGTCCTGTTCCTAAGGAAATGATAGATATACATAATCAAGCCACAGAATTAAACAAAGCAGCAGAGGGTAAAAAATGAAATACGTTGCTTTAGTTATATCTGCTTTGCTAGTAGGATGCTCTACTGTAGTGCCTGTCAAAACTAAATTTCCTGAAGCGCCGCAAGTGCTAAAGGAAAAATGTGAAAGTCTTAAAAAGATAGAAGGCAATCAAGTAGCCATTACAGAAATGTTAAAAGTTGTTATACACAACTACACATTATATCACGAATGCTCGACTAAAGTAGAAGGTTGGCAAGAATGGTACGAGACACAAAAGAAAATACACGAAAGCATAAAATGAAAATTGTATTAATTATCTCCCTAGTATTATTAACAGGATGCGCCACTAATCCAGAAGTTCAAAAGTCTGTTTCCAGAGATCAAACTATGGATAGAATGGCTAAGACTGCGTTAATTAACGAGATGTTAAATAGCCCAGATCCGCACGTCAGAGCTAAAGGTGCGACTATTGCGGAAAAGTTTTTAACAGAACCAAAGAAAAGTATATTCGGATTTTAAGGAGCGAAGTAAATGTCAGTAGTTGATTCAGTATTAAAATTAATAAACAAAACACCAAAAGATCCAGATGCGCCAAAACCGCCAGTTGGATCACGTAGCGAGCGTGAAGCCAAGCTAAAAGACAAAGCAGGTATGGTCATTTCTGTGTTTGCTTTATTACTAGCAGTTAACGCATGGTACGGTGGCAAGTTGTCTAGCACAGTATTAAACAATACACTTGGTGCTAACAATACATGGGCACAGTATCAAGCCAAAGCAGGTCGTGGTGTTAGCTACGAAATTGCCGCAAAGACAACAGCTGATCCAAAACTAAAAGCAGAATTCATGGCAGAAAAAGAACGCATGGATTCTGATAAAAAAGAGATTGCTATTAAAGCAAGAGAAATGGAAGCTGCCCGAGAAGAAGCTAAGAAGTCTAGCCCATGGATCAGTTATGCGAGCACAGCTTACCAATTGGCAATTGTTGTTCTATCAGCAAGTATTTTAGCAGTTAGTATAGCCATGTTTTGGGGCAGTTTTGTAGTAGCCGGTTTTGGAATACTACTAAGCCTAAACGGCTTATATCTTTGGTTCTAAAATAAATTAAATCGTCAGGAGCGAATATGACAACAGAAGTAAAAAGCGCAAGCGAACAAAAGAAAGAAGATTGGATGAACAGTAAATGGCGTCCAATGATGGGTTGGATGTACATGTTAGTGTGTACTATGGATATGGTTATATTTCCAGTATTGTGGAGTTTATTACAAACAACCACAGGTACACAAATTACGCAATGGAATCCATTAACACTTCAAGGCGCTGGTTTATTCCATATTGCCATGGGCGCGGTATTAGGTATTGCGGCATTTGGTCGTACACAAGAAAAACTAGGAGGAGCGAATAATGGCGGAGCACAAGCACCAACAACAGGATTTGCGGGCGGGTCTTCAACATTTGGCCAACCGCAATCAGGAGGCTTCGGTAATTCCAGCAGCTTTGGTTCACCAGCACCGAGTAGCTTTGGAGGAAATACAGGAGTTGGAGCGTCAGCGTTTAGCTCTCAACCAGCAGCGGCAAGTAACGGATTCCAATCGAAACCAATGCCCTCAGTAGGCAAGCCTGCTAATATTGGTCCGGTTGACGACGACTACATGCCGCCAAGAGAATAGTTGACTTTGTAGTCTGTGTGCTATATAATGTACTATGGACTACTATTCAACTTTAGGTGTTGCCGAAACGGCAAGCGATGATGAAATAAAAAAAGCCTATAAAAAATTGGCAATGAAACATCATCCCGATCGTGGCGGTGACACTACTACTTTTCAATCTATCAGTCAAGCCTATGACACACTCTGCGATCCTCAAAAAAGATCGCAGTACGACGCCGAGCGCAGGGGCGGAGGAACACAGTTCCATTTCCACACAGGCAACCCATTTGACCCGTTTGCCCACATGTTTGGAGGACAACATCCTTTCGCAGATATGTTTGGCAGACAACAACGTGTTCGACAAAAGAACAGAGATCTAAATATTAGATGTACTGTTTCCTTTAAACAATCGTACACTGGTGCTGACATGGAGGCCAATTACTCACTGCCTTCCGGTAAAAATCAAAATGTAATAATTAAAGTGCCTGCAGGTATAGAAAGCGGGCAAGTGATTAGATACGGAGGTATGGGAGACGATTCCATACCTAACTTGCCAAGAGGTGATCTTAATGTAACCGTTATGGTAGAAGCCAGTCGAGATTACGACAGACGAGGCGACGACTTGGTTGCGTTCTTAGACATCAGCCCTATCGAAGCAATGATCGGATGTACAAAAAATATTACTACATTAGACGACAATGTTGTGCGTATTAATATACAAGCGGGTGTTCAACCAGGCACAGAGTTTTTATCTAGAGGCATGGGATTCAGGAACGTAAATAGTGGATATAAAGGAAACTTAATTGTTCACACAAGATTAGATGTTCCCACTATAACAGATCCTGAACTAAAAGAGAAATTAGAAAAAATTCATGCTGAAATTAATAACACACCCAAATCCAATACTTGATAAAGTATTACCAGACTTTGACTTTGAAAATCCAGTAATGGATCCCCATCTTCTAGAAGAAGAAATGGTTAAACTAATGTACGAGAACAACGGCATAGGACTTGCTGCCAGCCAGGTTGGTATAGAAGCTAGAGTGTTTGTAATAATGACTAGACACTTGGCCAATGTCACTACTCCCTTCGCAGTGTTTAATCCTAAAGTTATTGCGGTGAGTGATGAACTAGAACAAGACGAAGAAGGATGTTTAAGTTATCCTGGATTGTTCTTTAATGTTAAACGACCATATCATATTGTAGTCGAATTCCTTGACAGGGATAAGAATACCTGTATAATAAGACTTGATAGTATCGATGCCAGATGTTTTCTACACGAATTAGATCACCTAGATGGTATATGTTTTACATCAAAAGTAAGTAAATTGAAGCTAGACTTAGCAATTAAAAAACAGAGGAAACGTAATGGTAGAACCCAGCAACGAATTACAACTAGTGTTTGAAAAAGCAATAGATGTTGCCAAAAAATTAAAACACGAATATCTTACCATTGAGCATTTGCTTTTTGCCATGCTCTGCGAAGAAAGTTTTACCAACTGTGTAACAGGCTATGGAGCCGATCCAGATTACATTAAAAAGAATCTCGAACACTATCTCAAGACCAAATGCGATGAAATTATCGGCACAGCTGATGATATTAAACCTCGCAAAACACAAACTGTAGAGCGTGTACTTAATCGTGCCTTTACACAAGTTTTGTTCAACGGACGTCAACGTATTGAACCTACCGATGTGTTTCTTGCCATGATGAGCGAGAAGCGTAGCTGGAGTAACTATTACATCCAGCAGGCTAACATCGACAAAGACAAATTTGCAGACTATCTTAATAATGAAGTGGAAACCCCGTTGGAAGAAGAAGAACCTAGAGATACACAAAGTGACAGAGCACTGAAATCATTTACAACAAACTTAAACGAGCAAGTTAAGAAAGGTAAAGTAGATCCTGTTATTGGTCGAGTAGACGAATTAGAAAACATTGCTCTGGCATTGGGCCGTCGTAGTAAGAGCAACGTGATCCTTGTAGGTGATCCCGGCGTTGGTAAAACTGCCATTGCCGAAGGTCTTGCTCACAACATTGTAAACGGATCAGTCCCTGACTTCTTAAAAGAATATAGCGTTTATAATTTAGACATTAGTGCTATGCTGGCAGGTAGTAAGTATCGTGGAGACTTTGAAGAACGATTCAAGGCTGTACTCAAAGCATTGAGCAAGAAAGGTAAAACTGTCTTGTTTATCGATGAAGCGCACATGATTAGTGGCGCTGGCAGTGCTAACAGCGGATCGAATGACCTTGCCAACATGATGAAGCCTGCGTTAAGCAAGGGCAATATCAAAGTCATTGCTTCAACTACATGGGAAGAGTATCGCAAGTACTTTGAAAAGGATCGTGCCTTAATGCGCCGATTCCAGCGTATTACTGTCGACGAGCCTACACAAGAAGTAACATTACAAATTCTCAAGGGTATTAAGAAATATTATGAACAACATCATAATGTTAAAATTAAAGACGATGCGCTACAAGCTTCAATTAAATTAAGTGTCAAATATCAAACAGATAAGAAGTTGCCAGATAAGGCAATTGACTTAATCGACTTGGCTTGCTCACGCTTTAACTTGAAACTTGCCGATGAACGAGTTGTCAATGAAGCAAGTATTCAGTTTGAAATGGCCAAGATGATCCAGATGCCTGAAGAGCAAATCGCAGAACAAGAAGCTGGAAATCTTGCCAACTTGGAAGGTCAATTGAAACAAGAAGTATACGGACAAGATTCTGCTATTACAGAAATCGTGGACAAGATTCTTGTGGCCCGTGCTGGATTGAAGGCAGAGAATAAACCTGTTGGTAGTTTTGTGTTCATGGGCCCGACTGGCACAGGTAAAACTGAAACAGCCAAGGCACTTGCTAAACACTTGGGTACTAAACTTGTACGCTTTGATATGAGTGAATATCAAGAGAAGCACAGTCTTTCCAAGTTGATTGGTAGCCCACCTGGATATGTTGGCTTTGAAGAGAATGCTGGTTTGTTAATTACAAAAATTCAAGAAGCTCCTAATTGTGTATTGCTGTTAGATGAAATTGAAAAGAGCCATCCTGATGTTTCAACTATCTTGTTACAAATGATGGACAATGGTTTTATTACAGGTTCAAATGGAAAGCAAGCAGATTGCCGTAACTTGATCCTTATTATTACCACTAACGCTGGTGCCCAAGCTAGCGAAAAGAATGCCATTGGTTTCGGTAAGCAGGATAAAGACTACAGCGATGCGGATCTTAAGAAATTCTTCGCTCCAGAATTCCGTAATCGCTTAGATGGTGTCGTAACATTTGGCAAGCTGACTAAAGAAACAATGATTAAAATTGTTGGTAAGTTTATGGTTGAACTTAAAGAGCAGATTAAAGAGAAAGCTATTCGTATCAAGATTAGTGACGACGCAATTGATTGGTTAATTGAAAAAGGATTCGATGCTAAGATGGGCGCAAGGCCATTACAGCGAGTAATCGATAAAGAGATTAAGCGACCTCTTGCTAAACTAATGTTGTTCGGAGACTTGAAGAATGGCGGAGCATTGAGTATTGTTGTTGAAAATGACAACTTGTTACTGATTGCCAAGCCTAAGGTAGCAAGGATTCCACTAAGTGAAACTGCCAAAATCAGTCAAGATTAAAGATACTACCAGTCTTTTTATGAACAAGTACAAATACAAAATTGTACTTGTTTGTCCAGTGGCTAGTTGGTTTAGAGGCAATGACTTGGCATTTGTAGCAAGTAAACTCGACGAACTAATAGACACTGGACAACATCCACTGTGGGTTAAGATCAAGACAGCCGATGATTTGGAGTTTTGTAAAACATTACAAAGTGTCATGTCCACTTTGACAGACTACGAACTGCGAATAGAACACCCGTTGATTAATGTGTATACAAACGTGCCTGTTAACTTAGAAAAATTATCAATAGTTGATCCAGATCGTGTAAAATACATTAGTATACCCAACAAAGCCAATCCTGAACTAGCAAACAATACAGTAATTGTAAAAAAACTAGACTACGATTACAAAATTTTCCTGGGAAAAACTAGACAAAATCATACAAGTTTTGTCGAGTGGAGTAAAGATAACAAGAAAATAAAGCTAACTCCAACTGCTAAACGTAGCTTATCCCGTAATACTAGTTGGGGCGGTAGCTACTTTTACGTCAAAGGCGAACAAACACTAACCATGGTTAGAATGTTTGTGGGCGATTCAATAGCAAAGATAGAGTCTGTAATTAAAGCCTAAGCTGGTCCCTTATTTCGATAAATACACGAGATAGGGGATTTCTTACGAGTATAAGTTGTCCCTGCTAAATTTGGTACACAGCTATGGAAATCAACGATTTATTACCCGCAGATTCTGAAAAGAAGCAATTAGGCTACGACCTTAAAGATGATCTTGTTTGTTTTATGCAAAACGACCCTCAATTTTATCGTAAAGAGTACTTTCCTATAATGCACAAATTTAAAGAATATGTAGAATCAGGAAGGTCAGTTCATCCAAGAGCTTTTGAAGGATTAGTTAAAAAAGCCTACGAATCATACCAAAACACTTTTAAAGTAGAAGGACTAGAGCAAGATCTTGAAAAAGAGATGTGCGAAGCTATTTGTGAAGCCTTACACGAGCAAGAAACAAAAAGTATAGAAGACGGTCACTACGACGAGAAGTAAAATGAAACTAAGAGAACTATTCGAATCAAGAAATAAGTCCGTTGGAATTATATTTGGACGATTCAACCCGCCTCATCAAGGTCACAAAGCTGCTTGGAACACCGCATCTAAATTCGATGAATGGTATATTGGTACTAATCAAAGTACACAAGGTCCCAAAGATCCGTTACCTTTTAACGTAAAAATCGACGCCATGAAAGCTATCATGCCTGAAATCGAAGGGCACTTGGTAGCTGAACAAAGTTGGTTCACTTTAGCATCGATGGTTTACAAAAACCACGGTGCTGTAACACTACATATTGTAACTGATGAAAACGATTCAAAAGTATTTGTGCCAGCATTACAAAAGTCTAATGGTAAAGAAGGTCCTCATGGCTATTACAAGTTTAGAGATATTGTATGGGAACCAGCGGCACGTATATCTAGCGCAACAGATTTACGTGCGGCAGTAGCAGCTAATGACCGAGCGGCATTTGAACGAGCTGCCGGAGTTCCTGCTGATACTCGTGTTGCTGGACATCCTTTCTTTGATGTTGTTAAACATTTCTTAACTCCTTATTTAGATCAAGCTGCTGCTAAAGAAGCCGACAAGGCCAACAAGGCTAAACTAAAAGCCGAAAAAGAAAAAGCTAAAAGTGTAAAGAAAACAAAAGAACCTGAGCAAGACATGGCGGAAGGTGCTCCTATTGTAGTGGCACAGGCTCCTATTCATATTCGCAATCCTAAAAAGGCTCCACAGACATATAGAAATAAGGGCGACATTGTTCCTGACACAAAACCACCAAGCACAGAGAAGCGTGGAGTTAAAGGTCGTCCAGGACAAAGACCTATGCCAAAGTATGATGAAAGTGTGTCAGAAACTGCTCGTATGAGTGCTGCTGCCAAACTAAGTAAAGCATGGGATCAACAACAGGCTAAAAGTGCCGCAAGTCGCAAGCGTGGTCAAGAATTATTAAATCCCCCTAAGAAGGAAGAGCCTAAGACGCAGCCAGTTAGCGAAAAGTTTCACATATTCAAAAGATTTAAAAAGACAAGGAAATAATAATGGATGAACTACAGAAGGCAGCTAAAGTGGCATTTGCTACAGAATTTAGTTTTTATTTAAAATCACATAACTTTCACTGGAACGTTGAAGGAATGTTTTTTAAACAATTTCACGATTTGTTTGGCGACATTTACGAAGAAGTATACGACAGCATCGATCCGTTTGCCGAACAAATTCGCAGCCTTGGCACGTATGTTCCTGCTAGCTATACACGTTTTAGTATGCTAACACAAATAGATGACGAAACAGAAATCTTAGACAGCAAACAAATGGTTATCGAATTGCTAACGGATAACGAAAAAATAGTTAAAATTTTAAAGATGGTGTTTGACCTAAGCGAACAAGCAGGAGAACATGGCTTCAGTGATTTCATTGCTGGAAGAATGGACGCACATCGTAAGCACGGTTGGATGTTGAAGGCCACACTAAAATGAAGCAGTACAAGGTCACTAGCTACGACTTAAATCAAGACAGTCCAGAAGACTGCTATCTTGATCCTGCTGACCCTATACAAGAACTTAAAGTATTGTCAGGGCTCGGAGGGCTAGGTGGCCAGGCTAGACTACATGAATATCGCGGACAGCAGGTCAGCTATGGCGAAACATTTGGACAAAGCGGTAGTGAAAAAGCTGAAATAATGCGTAAGAATAATATTAGACCAGGTGATGCTGAATGGTTCAAGCTATGGTTTAGTTTGCCTTATATGACTGGGGAGAAGCCAAAATGAGAGCTCACCAGATTATAAACGAACATAAGAAAGGTGTTCGTGCTAAAAAGTATAACAAGAAGCCCAAGGCCTATATTACTCCTAAGAAACCTTTAGCGGGTCCTGGTCAGGGCGGCAGCTATGGCGCAGACGCAGGATACAGCGGAGTGTCTGAAAATACAAATGACGAACCACAGTTAATGACAGCATTTACAAAATTCTTGCCGTTGGCAATGCATGCCTTAGCATTAAAGAAGTTGCCTAAAATTAAATTAGAAAAGATTATTATAGATCACGAGCAACCTACTTTTGGAAAATATGATGATGCTGAACAAATAATTTATCTAGCTATAGAAAATAGACACGCATTAGATATATTAAGAACACTGGCGCACGAACTGATACATTTTAAACAGAACACAGAACATAGACTAGATCATGATAGTGGCAGCACCGGCAGTGAGATAGAGAACGAGGCAAATGCTCAAGCTGCCATAATAATGAGACACTTCAATAAAAAGTATCCAGAATTTTTTAAAGATAGTGCTGTTGACTTGGAAGAAAACTTTGCGGATGGAAAAAATCCGCAAGACAAAGGCGACAGTAAGCGACACGGTGTTCCTACCAAAGCCAGTGTAAGTACACTTCGTAAGGTTGCCAAACAAGGCGGCCGTAAAGGACAATTAGCACATTGGATGGCTAATATGAAATCAGGGAGAAAAAAATGAGTTTTGAATTTGAATTTACACCAGAAAAATTAGCAGAGTGTATCCATAAAAATAAAAATCCACAAATGTGGTATGACGCATTTGCTGAACACTTTCCAGCATTTGAAATTACAACACCTGCTCGTGTAGCAGGATTCATCGCACAATGTCAACATGAAAGTTTAGACTTCACTGTGCTACAAGAGAATTTAAACTACAGTGCCAAGGGGCTACGTGGTTTATTTGGCAAGTACTTCCCAACAGATGAATTAGCCAAACAATACGAACGCAAACCTGAAATGATTGCCAACCGTATATATGCCAGTCGTATGGCCAACGGCAACGAGCAAAGCGGTGACGGTTGGAAGTTTAGAGGTCGTGGTATACTACAAATTACAGGACGTGACAACTATACACGTTGCAGCAGAGAGTTGTTTGGTGACGATTGTCTAATAGAAAATCCAGATTTACTGAGACAACCAGCTTATGCCACGCTAAGTGCCTGCTGGTTCTGGCACAAAAATGGCCTAAATCAAATCTGTGACAAGGGCGATATTGTATTGCTATCTAAGCGCATCAACGGTGGCACCATTGGATTAGAAGATCGCATTCACCATTGGAATATAGCATTAGATTTATTTGAATCTTGATATGAAAATACGTGAAATAACCATTAGAGAAAGCGCCACAGCAGGCGCCACAAGTACTGCTAATATAGGTACTGTGGTAAATCCACACATTAGTCCAGGAAGTGCTCGTGGCAAAAAAAGCTATATAGGAAGCCCTGGAAAAAGCGGCACAAAAGCGCCGCCACAACCCAAGGTAAAAGCAGTTGATCCTAACAAGGCTACAGGTGTTAGTTTGTTCGGCGGACCTGCAATAAAACGATAAATATTAGAACAACGGAGTTTACTATGCCAGGAATGAATATGATGAATCACCCTCATCCAGATGATCAAGAAGCCGCAATGGCTCGTGCCGATCTTTACAAGATGGCCAATTATAGCTTTAAGCTATTTAAAATGATCAGAGACGGTGACCAACTTGAAGGTTGGGTACAAGCTAAGATTACTAAGTCAGCTGACTATATTGCCAGCGTTTATCACTATTTAGAATACGAAATGAAGTTCAGTGAATACGGTAGCAAGATTGAAAATTCTGATATGTACACTGAGTCAGTTAGAGAGCAATTTAAAGCCAAGCTGACTGAAGCTAGAATTAAGCTAGACAAGCTACAAAAGAAAAACAAGAAAGAGCTTGAAGAAGGCTGGGAAGACATGATGAAAGATGTCGAAAAGAAAGCCAAGGAAAAAGGAACTGGTAAGTTTGACAAGAAAGAACTCAAGCCAGGTGTAACACAATACACACGTAAGTCAAGCACATTTGACGATGGTGGTAAGGACAGCGATACTAAAAAAGCTGAGAAGAAAACAAAAGGCGTTAAAGAAAATATGTCTCCGCCAGATGGTGCTACAGCTCCTCCACCAAAAGGTAAGGACGGCCAGTATCCAGTTGTTACATCAGGACCACACAAAGGCAAACGCTGGAGTCCAAATACTCCAGGGCCAACAAACCCTGCTATGAAAGAAGGCAAGAAGCCAGACTTTTTAGACATGGACAAAGACGGCGATAAGAAAGAGCCAATGAAAAAAGCAGTTGCTGATAAAAAAGCAGGCCCTAAGAAAGGCGTTAATCCTTTTGCTAAAAAGACTAATGAAGCATTAAAGGGTGGTCAGAAAAATCTAGATGCTGACAAAGACGGCAAATTAGAAAAAAGCGACTTTGCTAAACTACGTGCTAAAAAGACAACAGAAGCCGCTGACAAGTGTAATCACACTGCCAAAGGTAAAAGCTGCCCAGTACACGGCTTGAAAGAATGCGGCAGCTCAATGTAACTTAATCAGGTAGGATAATATTATGGATATGAAGAAAATATTACAGGCGCTGGACAGCGTAGATTCAAAACCTGCGGTGACGGGCGTCAATGATATGAAACGTTTTGTATCCGTAATTAAAGAAGGTCAGGGACCGTTGAATCGATTGACACAAGCAGAAAGTATTGCTGTATATCATAGTGAACCAGTAGAAGCAAGAGAAACTATTACTAGTCCAGTATTGAATGTGGCTGTGGGCGCAAAGCCCAGCATGATTGGTAAGTATTTTAAAGCAGTGGAACAGGAACTTGAAGAGTCAGCGGATCGTACTAAAAATCGCGCTCGTCACTTGGCTGAACGAATATCGAACAAATTAGAAGCAGCTAATCCTGCTCAACAGGCTGCTATTGCCATTGCTAAAAAGAAGAAAAAGCAAGGTGTGGCGGAAGGTGAGAAGACTATGAGCCGTGCTGCCAAAGGCAATGAGAAGTATGGCAAGGATGGTATGAAGGCATTGGCCAAAGCAGGACGTGAAGGTGCCAGCGAGAAGAAGTTAGATGACATTCGCGATAAGCATGACAACTACAATGAAGGTCTAGAGCAATACCGTTATACAGATATTTTAGAAATGGCTCGTCAAGGATTAAGCAACGAAGAGATTGCCGAGCAACTAGGTTTTGATTTAACCGAAGGATTGAAAGATCCAAAGGATAATCCTTGTTGGAAAGGCTACAAGCCTGTGGGTACAAAGAAAAAAGGTGGCAAGACAGTTCCAAACTGTGTGCCAAAGTAACACACTACCTTAGGACGTTATGCGTTACTAGTGTGGGGCGGCTGCTGCCCTAGAGTGTTTGGGAGTCGTGCCCCGGAAGGCACACTTAAAGTGAGCATGTATATTATTAGGAATTGATATGGATTTGAAAGCACTTATAGCTAGAATGGACAAGATTGAATCTAGACAGATTTTAAACGAAGCCATTACTATGAAAGACATCCAGGCAGCAGTTGGTCAAGAAAAAGACGAACAAAAACGTGCCGTTATTTTAAATGACCTAGCCTGGAAAGAAAACTTACCTGGACTATATGATCCTATAAGCGGCTACTTCATTCGTAAACAATCTCCCGATCCAGAAACTAAACAAGTTAGCATTGCGGCAACAGCTAGAGAAGCTGACACACAAGCATTGGCAAAACTAGGACTAGTACCCGGTACAGCAAAAACTTCAGCACTGGGTGGATTAGTAGGAACTGGCAAATTTGGTCTAGACAAAGATTCACAAGCTGCCAACGATAAAGCATCAAGAGATGTAAAACAACAAAGTGCTAATGTACAAGGTAAACAGAGCAGTGATGCGTTTATTGCTCCTAAATTAAAAAGATTAAATGACCTAGTGGCTAAGATTAGTGGCGGCACTATGGAGTCAATTTCATTCAACGGATCTATATCCCGTACACTAGTTGAAAGTTTTAACTATGATTTATACGAAAAGGTAACATTAGGTACTGGACCAGCAGTAACTAATCCAGCTACTGGCATAACAGCAGGTAAGTATCAAAGTGAAGTTGCTGAAATTAAATCATTAATGGCCGAATTGGCAGATATAGATGATCCGGCTGTTATACAAGCATTAGGTGCCGCACAAAAAGCTGTAGATAAACTAGCTGCACCAGCTGGTCAAAAAGTTGATCCTAATCAAGCAGATGGAGCTGATGCTGAACTAGGTAAGGCCATGTCTGCTAACGCACGAGCGGCAAGAGAAAAAGAATATGGTGATAATACAGACAGAGCTGATGCTGAACTAGGTAAGGCCATGTCTGCGAATGCTGCTTTGGCAAAACCTACGAAACCAGGTGAACAGAAACCAACAGTGCCAGCAGGTACAGGTAAAGTAGGTCCAGCTAATCCTGGAACTAAAGCTATACAGCATTACTTAAATACAAAACACGGACAAAAACTAGCTGTAGACGGTAAAGACGGACCACTAACCACTGCGGCTATCAGAAGTTTACGTGACAAACTCAGTACAGACGAATATGCAAACATTGCAGGCCTAGCTTATGCCTATAATGTTCTACCAGGTCAAGGCCCTGGTACAGTAAGTTTAGGAAATCCAGAGTTTGTTAAAAGAATGACTGCGTTAGGATATGACCCCAAGACCGGCAACCCAATGGGCGGAGGACAAGCTGCTAGTCCTGCGGCAGGAAGTAAACCTTCAGCAGGCGGAATCACTCCTGGACAGAATGCCAGAGACGATTTGTTAGCAAGACAAGGAACTAAAAAAGTAAACACAGCTGACGCACAAGCGTTGGAAAATTCACTTAAGGCAATCGAAGCCATCCTCGCAAAAAATAAAATCAAATCAGAAAGTATACATCCCGACGATGCGCTAGTTCTAGAAAATATTTCTAATTTTACATCACAAGAACAAATGGAAATTTGGAGCACACTAGTTGAAGCAGGACCTAGGACTGCCGCACAACAGGCTTCAATGAAGGCCGCAGCGACTGGAATTAATCCGCCAAATAATCCTTTTGGATTGACTCCTGGCGGAGCAGAACCAACAACATCAAAAACTGGTAAGTTAGCTAAGTTTACCAGTAAGCTGGGCGGATTGTCCGGAATTGGCAAGAAAATTGCGACACGAGCAGGAGCCTCTGCGTTGGCTGGACCAGCAGCACTAGTAGTTGGAGCAGGCATGGCAGCATGGACCGCATACGATGTGGGCAAGGCTCTGTATGATACATTTAAGGACGACGAGATACCTTCAATGGATCCTGCTGATCAGGAAGCTATCGAGAAGCACATGGCTGTGATATTACAATATCAGAAAAATACTGATATGATGGCTAATCTACCTCCTGAACTAAAAACAAGATTAGAAAATGCGATGAAAGGATTGAATCAAGCAGCGAAGGGCGCGAAAACCGATACTAACACTGATACTGATACAGCAACCAATGTGGGCGCTGGAGTAGGAGCGGCAGCAGCCAAGGCAAAACAAGTTGCCGGTAGTGCTGCAGATTCAGCTGTAGATGCCGGCAAGAAATTTGCCTCTGGGGTAAAACAAGGTTATAATCAACAAGCAGCTAGTCCATCAGCTTCGAAAAGCACAAGTACAACATCTAACCAATCAGTACAAGGTACTTTAAGAATGGGTAAGCCAGATGGTCCAATTACATTCAATGGTAAGGTCGTAAATCCTGGAGATCCGGCATATCCAGAAGCGTCAGCTGCTTTAATTAAAGCTCAAAGCGATGCTTCCAAAGACAGAGGCAGAAGCAGAGCAGGAACATCTACCGATCCAGTATCTATGGGTGCGCCTAATGTTGACAGATCAACAATGGAAAATATGCGATCCGAAGACGACGAAATTCTCGAACGAATTAGATCAGCTTTCCGATTCTAATAAAGCGCCGCAAGGCGCTTTTTTAATGCCAGTTACCTTTTAGGCAATGTAGTAATTCGTGTCCTAACAGATGCATGCTGGACCGTCTAGGCGTTACAATAGTACATTCAGTAAATGCGGTGTTCCAAAAAGCACAACTGTTTACTTGGTAACCAAATCCACCATTACCCCTATTTTTACTCTCTGCTTCACAAACTTTTTGTACATCATCTGTCGACCTAACAGTGATGTTAAGTGACTTAGTGTTATTGCCAAGGTCAAACTTTTTACTAGGGTTATCCCAATCGTGGAAAGATTGAGCACTAGCCAATTGGGCTGTAAAGAGTGACAGTAATAAAAGTTTCTTCATAGTGTTATTATACTATTTTCGAGCTAGATGGTCAATTCATTTGGATAATATTAATTTCGATGTTGTTGACTTACAACGATAACTACTGTATACTTACATTTTAAGGAGAGTTAAATGTCAACACGCATGTATGGACCTGAGGAAAAAGCCAAATTAGAACGTTTGATTAACGAAGGTTCAACTGTTTTAAGAGAAATTGAAGATTTGAAGGAAGGTCTCAAAGAGACTGTTAAAGCAGTAGCAGAAGAACTCGAAATCAAACCCAGTGTTATTAACAAAGCAATTACCATTGCTCATAAGGATAACTGGAAAGAACACGAAAGTGCCTGGTCAGATGTAGAAATGATTCTGGGTGTAACTGGACGCTTGCCGCAAGACTAATGGACTTTATTAAAGGCATTTTTAATTGGGCAAGGCGAGACTATCGAGAATGGCCTACCCGATTTACATTAGAGATTACAGCATGGCTGATGAGTCTTGGCTGCTCTCTAACGCTAGCAGCCGGAGCAACCGATCCACTGTTCTTCTATCTATACCCAATATTCATTGTACAATGTGCTATCTTTGGTTGGGCTGCTTGGACTCGCAAGAGTACAGGCATGGTAGCTAACTATCTGCTATTGGTCACTATTGACATAGTAGGCTATGTTAGACTACTAAATATGTAAGAGAAAGGTTTGATCAGCCATAACTGATCCGTTGGTATTTGCGAGCCTTAAATCGCATAGGAGAAAAATTTGTACGTTGACGCATACTTTGATAGAAATGCGGACATTGTGCGAGTGGTAGAGAGAAATAAAGACGGGCAGAGAGAATTTAAAGAATTCCCTGTACGTTACACTTTCTATTACGAGGATACTCGTGGTAAATTTCAATCAATTTACGGAGATCCCCTAAGTCGCATTGTCTGTAGAAACTCTAAAGACTTCCATAAAGAGTTAAAAATAAACAACGGGAAGAAACTCTACGAAGCGGATATCAATCCCATCGTAGCATGTCTAAGTGAAAATTACATTAATCAAGACGCACCTAAGCTAAATGTCGCTTTCTGGGACATTGAGGTGGACTTTGATCCTGAACGTGGCTACGCTAGTCCAGACGATGCGTTTATGCCAATTACTGCGATTGCTGTTCACCTACAATGGTTAGATACATTGGTATGTCTTGCTATGCCTCCCAAGGGCATGACCATAGCTCAAGCCGAAGAACTTGTTAAAGATTTGCCAAACACACATATCTTTGACAACGAAGCAGATTTACTTGATACATTCTTAAACTTAATACAAGATGCTGATGTTCTCAGTGGTTGGAACAGCGAAGGCTTTGATATGCCTTACACTGTCAATCGTATTACCAAAGTGCTCAGTAAAGACGACACACGTAGAATGTGTCTGTGGGATCAGTATCCTAAGAAACGTGAATTTGAAAAGTATGGTAAGACTGCCACAACATACGACTTGATTGGTCGTGTACACTTGGACAGTCTCGAACTATATCGCAAGTACACATATGAAGAACGTCATACCTATCGACTGGACGCTATCGGTGAGATGGAAATTGGCGAAACTAAAACTGTCTACGAAGGCACATTGGATCAGTTGTATAACAATGACTTCCGTAAGTTTGTTGTTTATAACAGACAAGATACAGCCTTGCTGGACAAGTTGGATAAAAAGTTAAAGTTCTTGGATCTCGCTAACACACTGGCACACGAATGTACTGTATTGATTCAAACAACAATGGGTGCGGTGGCTGTAACTGAGCAGGCTATTATTAACGAAGCACACCGTCGAGGCTTTCAAGTGCCTAACAAGGTACGTAGAAATGACAATGAAGAAAATGAAGGTGCCGCAGGTGCTTATGTTGCCTATCCTAAAGAAGGCATTCACGAATGGATTGGTTCCTTAGACATTAACAGTCTGTATCCCAGTGCGATTCGTGCGCTCAATATGGGGCCAGAAACTATTGTTGGACAGTTGCGTCAAGACAAGACGCAGGAATACATCGACAACCTAGTAAGTAAAGGCAAGAGCTTTGCGGCAGCATGGGAAGGCATATTCGGTAGTTTAGAGTATACTGCTGTAATGAATAAAGAAATCGGAACTGACATCGCAATCGACTGGGAAGACGGTCGCAGTGATTTGTTGAGTGCGGCTGAGGTGTATAAGATCATCTTTGAAAGCAATGCCAGTTTGATGATCAGTGCCAATGGTACAATCTTTACCTATGAAAAGGAAGGAGTTATCCCAGGCTTGTTAAAGCGTTGGTATGCCGAGCGTAAGGATATGCAGGCCAAACTAAAGGACGCTATCAAAGCAGGAAACAAAGTTGAAGAGGAATACTGGGATAAACGACAGCTGGTTAAGAAAATTAACTTGAACAGTTTGTATGGTGCTATTCTAAATCCGCATTGTCGCTTCTATGACAAGCGTATCGGACAGTCAACTACATTAACAGGTCGTCAGATTGTTAAACACATGGCTGGCAAAGTTAACGAGATTATTACTGGGGAGTTTGATTATCGTGGAAAAGCTATTATATACGGCGATACTGATAGTTGTTATTTTTCTGCTTATAAAACGCTTAAGAAAGATATCGACTCGGGTCAAATCCCGTGGACAAAAGAAACTGTAATACAGTTGTATGACCAAGTGGGTAACGAAGTTAACAGTACGTTTCCCAAGTTTATGCAAGACACATTTCATTGTCCAAAGTCGCGTGGTGAAGTTATCAAAGCAGGTCGCGAAATTGTGGCTAGTAAGGGTTTGTTCATTACTAAGAAGCGTTATGCTGTATTGTACTATGACAAAGAAGGCAAACGTCTTGATGTAGACGACAAGCCAGGCAAGATTAAAGCCATGGGCTTAGACCTTAAGCGCAGTGACACTCCTGAATTTATTCAAAACTTCTTAAGCGATATATTGGAGAAAGTTCTAACTGGTGAAGAAGAACGTGATGTATTAGATTTTATCACCGACTTTAGAACTAACTTTAAAGTACGTCCTGGATGGGAAAAGGGTTCGCCTAAACGTGCCAACAACATTACAGATTACCAAAGTAAAGAAGCTAAAGCAGGTAAAGCCAATATGCCAGGACATGTACGTGCCAGCATTAATTGGAATACACTCAAACGAATGTTCGGAGACAAATATTCAATGGGTATTACAGACGGTGCCAAAGTCATTGTTTGTAAACTAAAAGATAATCCTCTAGGATTTACCAGCGTAGCTTATCCAGTAGACGAATTGCGTTTGCCTCAGTGGTTTAAAGATTTACCCTTTAACCATGAAGAAATGGAAAATACAATTATCGATAATAAGCTATCAAACTTAATTGGCGTACTTAATTGGGACGTCAGATCAACCGAACAGACAAATACTTTTAATAAATTATTTGACTTCTGACCTAAATATCTATATACTAACACAAAGGAATCATTATGAAAGACATTTTACAAGACATCGTAACACATACACACGCCCTAGGATTTTTGCCTATCATTAAAATCTCAGGAACTGTCCAAGAAACTAACATCGAATCTATGGCAGAAGACCGTAGTGTTATTCTAACAGCAAAGACTCATACACCAGTCGATGAGTTTCAAGGCACATTTGGTATGCCTAACTTGGACAAACTTAATCTTCACTTGAAGTGCCCGGAGTACAAAGACAATGCCAAGATTGAAGTTGTTCGTCAACAACGTAACGGAGTAGAGATCCCAACTACTATGCATTTTGAAAACGCAACAGGCGACTTTCACAATGACTACCGTTTCATGAGCACAGAGATTATTAACGAGAAACTTAAAACAGTAAAGTTTAAAGGTGCGGCTTGGGAGATTGAATTCCAACCAGCAGTTGCCAGTATTCAGCGTTTGAAGTTCCAAAGTCAAGCACACTCAGAAGAAACTGTCTTCCAAGTTAAGACAGAAAACGGAGACTTGATTGTTAGCTTTGGTGATGCCAGTACACACGCAGGTAAATTTACATTCCAAACTCCAGCAGGCGGCAAATTAAAAAGCGCATGGTCGTGGCCAGTTACACAAGTTATGCAAATCTTAGGATTAGCAGGCGACAAAACTATGAAAATTAGTGATGCCGGTGCCATGATGATTACTGTGGATAGCGGCATGGCAGAATACAACTACATCTTGCCAGCCCAAAGCAAATGAACCGTAATTTAACCGCATCGCAAAACGACTATGCTTATTTCCTGCCGGCAACGTCGGGATTTTATAGCACTTATATAGGCAAGCAACGCTACAATAACTATGTAGACCCTGCTCGTATTCCAGCGAGCTTTGGGCCGCTAGGTATCGAGGCGATGAATTACCTAAATCCAAATGCGGCATTTTACTTCGACCATTGCTTATATTCAGCTGGACACGCTAATTTAGATTTAACTAAGCCTGACCCAAGCGAAGATATGTTTCGTAATAGAGATCGTTCAACTAGTTGGGTGCTAGGTGACTCTGGAGGTTTCCAGATTGGTAAAGGTGTGTGGGAAGGTGAATGGAATGATCCCACTGGTGTAGAAGTAGCACAACGTATGGCAGAAGCAGTTGCCAAAGGTGTTGAGCTTGTTCCGCAATTACATCCAACTGGTGATCCTAAGTTAGATAAAAATGGAAACGTCAAGTATACTAAGATTGACCACGTTAAACTTTATCAAGCTAAACTAGATGCAGCACAAAAGAAACGTGAACAAGTTCTAGCATGGATGGATGCCTTGATGGATTACGGCATGGTACTTGATATTCCAGCATGGGTAGGTCGTAGTCCAGTAGGTGCTAAGAACAGTGGCATTGGCAGTTATGAACAAGCCGTTGCCGCTACCAAGTACAATAATGAATACTTTATTAAACACCGTACAGGTGCTTGTAAGTTCTTAAATGTTCTACAAGGTGAGAATCACGCACAGGCAGAAGATTGGTACCAGCAGATGAAAGACTTTTGCGACCCAACAAAATATGACAAACCATTTAACGGCTGGGCAATGGGTGGTCAGAATATGTGTGACGTGGACTTGGTTCTACGTAGACTGGTGGCATTAAAGTTCGATGGATTACTGGAAGAAGGTCACCAAGACTGGATGCACTTCTTGGGCACTAGTAAATTAGAATGGGCATTACTACTAACAGACATTCAACGTGCTGTTCGTAAATATCACAATCCTAAGTTTACAATTAGCTTTGACTGTGCTAGCCCTTTCCTTGCCACTGCCAACGGACAAATTTACGTACAAACTGAAATTGTAGATAGAGAAAAATGGCTGTATCGTATGTTGCCAAGTCTTGATAACAAGAAGTATGCCAAAGACACTCGACTGTTCCAAGATGTTGTTGTTCAAGATGGACACTTTAAGTCCTTTACCACAAGTCCATTAATGGACGGTGTCGAAGTTAAAGATATTTGTATCTACGGTCCAGGCGACCTAAATAAGATAGGCAAAGAAGGCAAAACATCGTGGGATAGTTTCACCTACGCAATCATGATGGGTCATAATGTGTGGCTACATTTAAACAGTGTACAAGAAGCTAATCGACAATATGATGCTGGTCTATGTCCTGCCATGTTAGTAGATGAAAGATTCCAACGTGTATACTTTAAAGACGTAGTAGATGCTATTTTTAGTGCGCCCGATAGAGCAACAGCTGAAGCTATTATCGATAGTTTTGATAAATTTTGGCAAGCTATCCCGGGTACACGCGGCGCTATTGGTAAAAAGACAGTTAATGCCAGTACACACTTTGCCAATCTATTTGACGAAGAAGAGGATGATAGTGTACAATCAAGTGAAGATGGCGAATTTGCCGAAGACCAAATTGACAAACTAGATCAACTAGAAAACGAAATACAGCATGACATTACCAGATGAAAGATACCGTTCCGTAATGTGGGCTAAAAGATTCTTAACAGATCTAGCCCACAATGCCAAAGACTATCCCCGTGTTCCTAAAAAAGTGCGCGGTGAAGCATATAGTATCCTTAGACACTTTCCTAGCGAGTGGGATATGTCTAGGGCATCCGAAGGTGCTCCAGATGTGTTTCAAGAACGTATGGAACCAGTAACTAGACTGTTTAAGCAATACGAAGAAAGTAAAAAAGAATGAAGGCACTAATTGTAGGATTGGGTATAGGACAACTATATCATTCCGTATTCGCCAGCCTTGGCTATGAAATTGACACTGTCGATTCTAATCCAGAAAAGAACGCAACATTTAAAACTGTAGATAATATTGTAGATGAATACGACATTGCTGTTATTTGTACACCCAACTTTACACATGAGCTAATAGCAAGAACTATTGCTAGTAAATGTAAGATTGTGTTAATTGAAAAGCCAGGTGTACAGGATAGTAAGTGCTGGTTTTGTCTAGTAGAGGACTTTCCTAACACACGTTTTATGATGGTTAAGAATAACCAATATAGAGACGAGATTAAACTATTCAAAAGTCAATCGGAGCAAAGTGATAGAGTCTATGTTCGGTGGAATAATGCCAACAGAATTCCACAACCTGGTAGTTGGTTTACTACAAAAGAATTAGCATTTGGCGGAGTTAGCAGAGACTTAATTCCTCATATGCTTAGTTACTACTGTGCGTTGACAGACTATACACAAGGTAGAAAAATCGACGCAATAGCTATGCAAAATTATTTGTTGTCCGATATAACTAGTACAGACTACGGCACAGTTAATCCCAATGGCGTCTATGATGTAGATGATTTTTGTAAACTTGAATTTAAAAATGGCAATACCACTTGGTTATTAAGTGCTAACTGGAAAACTAATTTGGATCATGATGACAGTAGCATTTCTTTTAGTATGAGGAATAGTGCTGTAAGACACGCTTTAGGATTGTGTCCTGAATCAGCTTACAAGACTATGGTAGAGACAGCCGTTAAAAACCTAAATAATGATGAGTTCTGGAAAAAGCAATTCGCTCAAGATATCTGGATTCATGAACAAATAGAAAAATTATGAATAGAGTACTAGCAACAGAAGGAAACGGTTTCTTTTACGAAACCGAATATCACGTTCCGCCATTAACAGAAGACGAAATTTGCGTTCGTGCTGTAATGACTGGCGTATGTCGTAGCGACATAGATATGATGATGGGCAATTTTAGTCCGTTACCCATACACATGCAAGGGCACGAAGGCATTGGTAAAGTTATTGGTATTGGTGCTAATATCAAGGATGTAGAGTTCGGGGACTTTGTTGCCACTCGAGGCGAACCAGCATACGCAGACATTTATAATGTTCGTGCTAACGAATATGTAAAGGTTCCTGAAGCAACGCCTAAGTATATCTTGGAACCGGTTGCTTGCGGTATCAATCTAATTAACCAAGCCAAAGATCAAATTGAAAAACGACAAGGTACTACTTCTAGAATGTTAATTCTAGGTAGTGGATTTTTAGCTTGGGTAGCCTATCACACTATGCGACTAAATGGTTATTTTTACCAAATAGATGTCGTTGGGTCTAGCAATAAGGAGCTGTGGGGCGATAAATTACAAGCCGATACAGAAGCAAACTACGACGTTGTTATTGATTTGAGCAGTAAGCTAGATGTTTTTGAAAAAGATATCCTTAGAGAAAATGCCTTAGTTATATTTGGTGCTCAAAAAGAAGTTACAACTGATTTTAGCAATTTACTTTGGAAAGCCTGTACTATGACTTTCCCGAGTCCAAGAAATCCACAGTTTATCGATTGTATGTTGTTTGCTCGTCACTGGATTGAAAACGGCTATCTTGAGGTTGATTCTTTCTGGACGCAGTGTTACAATCGTACTACTGAATGGCAGGAAGCGTTTGCGGATGGTGTGGATCGTCCGAACGGTTACAGCAGAGGTTATATTAAATGGGACTAAACACTGAAGAACGACAAAATGTCGTTTACTTTACAGGGTATGAAGTCGAACATACTATTGCTTATGGTATGAAAACTTTGTTTGTTGTTGGCACACCCCCTCTTGAGGAAATACTACAACAAGCAAACAGAGACATTGACATTAAGCAAATTTACTTTGGTACTAGTCAAAGCTTCAATCCAAAAGCAATGACTCAAGAAGAATACCAAGCATGGGATAAAGTTATCCTCGGTTGTCTCGACGAAGGCTATTGGGTCGCTCTAGACTTCGGTGTCGAACACATCGAAGGTGTTCTTGAAAGCGGTTACTGCGAACGAGATAAATTTATTCCTATGATTAGTGTAAAGTTGCCTTACATTAGTCAACTTAACTACAACGCAACTCTCAAACTTGATGATCGCACCTGGGGTGCTACTAACCCGGGTGTGTGGACTCATCACCTACAAAGCCTAATGAGTAAAGATAAATTTACCTATTGGGATCAATATACACAAGATACACCAACATGATTATTAAACAAGATATTCGCCCTAACAAAATGATTTGGGTTACCTTTCGTAAAGAAGGAATCCATTGTTATCCAGCAGCCGCAACAGATCCTAACCTAGCAACAGGAGATTATTATGACGTTTCGTTTCTTGGCACTCCTCATCGCCATATATTTCACTTTCGCGTATGGCTCGGAGTTACTCATAACGACAGAGATGTGGAATTCATTCAGTTCAAGCGGTGGCTTGAACGGTTGTATTCTAGCGAACAAGGTGTATTGTCGCTAGATTATAAAAGTTGCGAGATGATGAGCGATGATTTATATGCTCAAATCTCAGCAAAGTATCCTGACCGCGAGGTTTGGATTGAGGTCTCCGAAGACGGAGAAAATGGTTCATTTATTAAGTATTAAAAAGGAAAGCTATCATGGCTAAGAATAATTACAAAGACGTTAACTACTTTGAGAATCGTCCCGATATTGTTAAAATTTTCGACGACTTAGAAAAGTTTCACGATTTTTGTCGTTTCGAAATGTGCGACTTTAACGAGGCAAATCTTTACAATCGTAATAGTCAAATTTGGAACAATTTCTATTACAGTACTCGTCCAAAGAAGCCATGGGATGGTACTCGCAAGCCGCGTGGCGAGTTTAATCGCAGTGGCAACAACAACGGCAATAACTTCCGTCAGCGCAATGACAGTTTTTCTCGTTGATTTAGAATCGGTCGAGACAAGGTACACGGGTCAATGGAAGACCCATGTACCTGAACTCTTGCGAAAGGCAGGACATAATGTTCAAGTTATCAGCGGCCCTACAGATATCCCTAGTGCTACTACCCCTGGGGCTTTTCTTAATTTTGGCGGCACAAACATCTACAAGGCTCGGCAGGTTGAGCAGATGGGTCGGCTATTTTGCGACGGAACCATTCGCGCAGGTGATCATTTTGTATTTACTGATGCTTGGCACCCTGGTATCATCAATCTCAAGTACATGAGTGAGTTACTGGGCATTCCAGTAACAACACACGGCCTATGGCATGCTGGCAGTTATGATCCCCAGGACTTCTTAGGTCGTCTTGTTGGAGACAAGCCTTGGGTCAGACACGCTGAACAAAGTTTTTATCATGCGTTTGACCATAACTACTTTGCCACAACATTCCACATTGAGATGTTTGGTAAGAATTTACTAGGCAAAGGCGGATATGACCCTACTGCCAATGTAACTGGTAAAGTTGTACGCACTGGTTGGCCTATGGAGTATTTTAAAGATATTCTTGCGCCTTATAAAGGAATGAAGAAACGAGACATGATCTTGTTTCCGCACCGTATTGCTCCAGAAAAGCAAGTTGAGATTTTCCGTGACTTAGCTAAACACTTGCCACAATACGAGTTTGTTGTTTGTCAAGACAAACAGCTTACTAAGCATGAATATCACACATTGTTAGGTCAAGCTAAGATGGTGTTCAGTGCTAACTTACAAGAAACATTGGGCATCAGTTGGTACGAGGGTGCTGTAGTAGATGCTATCCCAATGGTTCCTGATAGACTTAGCTATAGTGAAATGGCATTGGACACATTCAAGTATCCTAGCAAGTGGACCGAAAGTTATGATGCATACACCGTATATCGTCCAGATATTTGTCGTGCCATTATGACTCATATGGATTACTACGATACTAGATTGCCACAGATAGCTAAACAAGTGGAATTATTACATGACAACTTCTTCTCAGCCAACGCACTCCTTCAACGACTTCTTTGATATAGACAATACTATTAGCATTACATCTGGGCCTACCAGCGGTGATCTCTATATAGACACTAGCAATATGAATTCCTACAACATCTCTACCGGAGCTGCTGGAACAATTTATACTATTAACTCTTCAGATACTATCACGCTTAATACGGATTATCAGTTTAGTTGGGGAGATGCTGAGGAGTTTGTTGATGCATTTCCAGACTGGCAACGAGTTCAGGATATGTGTAAAAAATATCCAGGATTAGAGATCGCATTGAGAAATTTTCAAACTGTTTATACACTTGTAAAGGACGACTATGATACTCCAAAAGATGAAGGATAAGTTTTTCAAATGGATGGAACAACATGACAGAAAACGAATTGTACTCGACAGAGAGTCAAACGAGCCGTATCTCGAACGCTACTACCTTTTTCTTAAAGATAGAAAGCGTTTCCCCTTCAATGTGTTTCTTCACAAGTTCCTTAAATCAGATCCCGATGATGTGCATGATCATCCATGGCCTTACGCTACTCTGATTCTCAAAGGCGGCTATTGGGAATGGATTCCACAATTTAATAAAGACGGACAAAAATTTAGTGAAGTGGCACACTGGAGAGGTCCTGGACACTTTCGTATCTGTAGTGCTAACAGCTATCATCGTATCGAAATTGATCTCGAAGTAGAATGCTGGACATTGTTTATGCCGGGACCGCAAAAACGAGAATGGGGATTTCTCGTAAAAAATAAATGGATTCAACATGAGCAATACTTACATAACAAACACAACGGCATTACCTAATCAAGTATTAACAACAGGCACTAATGGCTTGAATTGGGCTTCTATCGGTGCTGTTGGAAGTGCCGGCTCCGGTGCCTATTCAATTCGACAACCGTACGAAGCAGTGATGACAGTTAGAGAAAATCCAGCAAGTCTACAAGTAACTGGAAAAGTAGTTATTAACGGATTAGATTTAGAAGAACGGTTAAAAACGATTGAAAAAGTCTTGATGATTCCTGAAAGAGATGCTACAATGGAAGCTAAGTATCCAAGCCTAAAGAAGAAATACGATGAGTATATTTCGGCTTTGGAAAAATATAAAACTTTTGAACGTATTAAAGGCACATATGACTGATGAAAAGAAACCAATTACTATCGAATTTGCTCCAGGCGCTTTTGATAGTTTCGAAGGCACACAAGAAGAGCTCGAAGAAATGATTGCTGAAATTACCAAAATGGCACAATCAGGCGAACTCTTTGAACAAAGTCGACAAGTTGATTTAGAAGAACTTATGGAAGAAGAACCCGAGTGGGCTGAAAAAATTATTAACAGCTTGGCCGGAGAAGACAAAAGGACATTACAATGAAAGAAGTTTTGATAAAAGATACACTAGGATTTAGACTGAGAATTAAGAGCTGGAAATGTGCCAGCCCATCTACATTAAACGCCATTGAGTTTATACAAGAGTGTAAAGATAAAGACGGTGAAGTTGATATGAGTTCAACTTATCAGTTTTTTATGACTGATGACGAGCTCGCATTACTAGCTAAGAGTCTAGTATCGTAAAATATAATGACAACAGATATTGAAAAGGCACTAAATGACGGCAGCGCTCCTTGGAAAGAAATCGAGTTTAGAACAAACACATTCTGGATATTCCGCGATGCTCAGGCACCCTGTAAAGGGTATTTGTGCTTTGTGCCTACCCAAAAGTCTATGGACTGTCTCTTCGAATCATACCGAGCAGCCTATAAGTGGGGGTACGATGGAATCGAATCTGGAAAGTGGGCAGGATTCAACATTGTTCAAAGTGTAGGCGATATCGCAGGTCAAGACGGTAAATACCCCCATATCCATATGATTCCACGATATCAAGGAGATATCAATTCATGAAACAAGCAGTCGTAGCATTAATTTTATTAGTAGTAGCGTTCCTAATACTGATTACTGTGCCGGATAATGACGGCAGAGTGTACGACTGTACGTTATCAGAATTTCATCCCGACTATCCGCCTGAAGTCAAAGAACAGTGTAGAAAACTGCGAACTAAAAAATCAGTAGATTACGTATGATTGTACTTACTTTTTCCATAGAGAATCCATATTTTAGCGGATGGCGGGATTTTAAAAATATTCGCAACTGGTCTGGCCCTACTTTATTTAAAAATAAATTCTGGGAGTTTGAACTGATGAAAACTGGCTGTATTATAGAATTCGATTTTACTGTACGTGTACGGTGTGATCATGCCGGTGCTACATTAGGAATGGGCGTGTTTGGCTATAGCTTTAACGCAACTATCTATGATAACAGACATTGGGATCATACAACAAATACATGGAAAGAATACAATGTTTGATTTGCTAAAGATTGGTATTATAGGCTGCGGCTTTGTAGGCAGTGCTATTGCTGATAGCTATGCCGGCTTTGCCAATGTTGTGATTATCGATACCGATCCTAGCAAAGGCTTCAACGGTACATATTCAGATTTAGCAGATGCTGAAGCTGTATTTGTCTGTGTGCCTAGTCCCATGAATGACGATGGAACCTGTAATACACTGCCGCTAGTATCTACTATGACTAATTTGAAAAAGTTCAAAGGCGTCATTATTTCAAAGGTAACAGCAACTCCTAATGTATATGAATATTTACAAACTCAGTACCCTAACCTAGTACATATTCCAGAATTTTTAACTGCGGCCAATGCCCGTAACGACTACGCAAATGAAAAGTGGGCTATCATAGGCGGAGACATCCCTGCCTATCAAAGAGAAGCAGAACGTATTATTAAATATACCAAACCCGAATTAGATTCGGTATTCTGCGGTATCGGTGAAGCCGCCATGGTAAAGTATGTTACCAATTCGTTCTTGGCAACCAAGGTAGTGTTCATGAATGAAATGAGTCAGTTAGCGCAGGCACACGGCTACGACTGGAACAAAATACGATATATGGTTGCTAAAGATCATCGTATTGGAATTACACATACTCAAGTACCCGGACCCGATGGATATAACGGATTCGGCGGTATGTGTTTCCCTAAAGATACTAGTGCGTTATTGAAGTATGCGGAAACACTAGATATAAATTTAAATGTTTTGAAAGAAGCAGTTAAGAAAAATACATTGCTTAGGTTGACAAAAACCTAAATAATGTTGTACAATAAAATATAATAGACATCCTCGTCTATAACTCGGAGAAATAAAATTGACAAATAAAGAAACAGGCCTGGACGCAATGGCAGGCGATGGCGGATATGAAGAAGCATATCTAGGCGATCATCTTCGCTTTAAGATGAAACGTGAAAACAAACGTTTCTGGGCAGGTGATAATATTAGCGATTATCTACATGAAGGCGATATAGAACGACTAATCGACGAAGCAACACCGGCATTCGAACAAATTCTAGATAAGTTACTAATTGATCGCGAGAACGATCCAAACAGCAAAGGCACAGCACGTAGGCTTGCCAAGATGTACTTTAATGAAATAATGGCAGGTAGATATGAACGAGCACCAGACGCAACAGCATTTCCAAATGATTCGCAGGACCGTTATGAAGGTATGCTTGTTGTACGTAGTGAGTTGCGCTCTATGTGTAGCCATCATCACCAACCTGTGGCTGGCGTGGCTTATATTGGTATTATTGCTGCTAATAAACTTATCGGTCTTAGTAAGTATACCCGAATCGCTCAGTGGTGTGCCAGAAGAGGAACTCTCCAGGAGGAACTTTGTAACGACATTGCCCGCGAGATTAGCAAAGCTACTGACTCAGAAAACGTAGCAGTGTATATTCAGGCCACACATGGTTGCTGTGAGAATCGTGGTATCATGGCACACTCAAGTTTGACACAGACTACTGTGCTCAAAGGTTCGTTTAAAGACGATCCGGGTACAAAGAAAGAGTTCTTTGACAACATCAAATTACAGCAAGATTTTGCTCCACGATAATGTATATTACTAACAAATTTGATAGTATACGATTGCCGGTTGAACCCGGATTGTTGGAATGGCTACAACAACAATATCCTGCTTCGAAGTACTACATTAAGGAATATTATGAGTCAAGTATATGTAATTAAACCACTACATAAAAAAAGCATTGTCTATCATGTAGAAATGTTTCGTGAAAACATCGATGGTAGTATCAGTTGGTTTAATATCAACGAAACATATCGTTGGGGGCAAGGCTTTATAGAAAGCGACTTAGATTGTAATCTTCCTTGGGAGGGCGACGATGTTGCCTATGCTCGAGCAGATTGCGGCTGGGGTTGCGAGTTCGATGACAGCATTAATATCGAAATTGAATTTAGCGATGATATCGGTGAAGAAGAACAAGAAGAAATTCGACAAGCCTACTACGAAGGTAATGCTGGATGGTTGTTCGACGGAGACCACGATTGGCAGGAAGAAGATACTGCGGTACATATTATTGCACCATATCAAATAGACTTGTGCGATGATGACGGCACAGTAATTGAAGAAAACATTAAACTAAAACCAAGGCCTGATCCAAATACATCTTGGCCTTTTAGTCCAGAATTTCCAAAGGTACAATAATGAAATGGTTTAAAAAAATGATGTGGCGGTGGTCTTGCCAAGGTCGCGAGTTAGAGGAAGTCAATAGTAAAATATCTAATAGATTAGTTAGCAGATCCGAAGAGGCGATGCCTGCCGACGAACCTGTATTAAACTTTAAAGTCTATTCAGCTGTGGGCGGCAAGGTTGTAGAGTTTAGACGATATGATCGTAGAAGTGATAGGAATGATTCTACTACATATATTATTACACAAGATCAAGATTTCGGCGAACGTATTGCCAAAATCGCAACACTGGAGAATTTAAAAAATTGAAAGACGTTTACAATTTTATTGTATGGCAATGGAGCAAATGGAAACCTTGGCAAAAGGTTTATGTCATTGCTATGACTTCTGTTATCATAGGATTTCTACTACCTGGAATTATCGGTGCTTTGTTGCTAGTATTGGGTTTAACATCCTTGTTGTCTTGGTTGTTTAAATGGGCAGTTTGGGATAGCATCTCAACTGCGTATGAAGAGTTTAAGAAAGAGAAAGAAAATGGACAAGATAAAAATCAGTGAGGTATTTTACTCGGCACAAGGTGAAGGTAGATTTATCGGTGTGCCTAGTGTATTTTTAAGAACATTCGGTTGTAATTTTAAATGTGCCGGATTTGGCATGCCTAAAGGCGAACTAACTAATGAAGTAGAACCTATCGCTAATAGTGTTCATCTTTATAAAACATTTGAAGAATTGCCACTTGTAAACACAGGTTGTGATAGCTATGCTAGTTGGCATCCGGCATTTAAAGAACTAAGTCCCTATTACACCATTGACGAGATTGTAGCTAAACTATTAGATTTAACACCTAATAAAAATAGTTGGATTCAAAGTAACGGCAACGATGTACATCTTGTTATTACAGGCGGCGAACCATTGCTAGGCTGGCAACAACTATATCCGGCATTGTTAAATCATACAAAAATGCAAGATTTAAAAAATCTAACATTTGAAACAAATGGTACTCAGCTATTACATGACGAATTTAAGACATTCTTAGACGACTGGTATTTCTCACACAGAGAGATTACATTTAGTGTAAGTCCTAAGTTAAGCGCTAGTGGTGAAAAATGGAATGATGCTGTTAAACCTGATGTTGTCGTTAGTTATCAAGATTACGGTTTTGTATATTTGAAATTTGTAGTAGATCAATTAGAACAATTTGACGAAGTTGATCAGGCTGTAAAGGCATATCGAGATGCTGGGTTTGCCGGACCAGTTTATGTTATGCCAGTTGGCGGTGTTGTTAGTGTTTATGATGGTAATCGTATACACATTGCCGACGAAGCATTAAAAAGAGGCTATTACTATAGCCCAAGACTTCACGTAGACTTATGGGGGAACGGATGGGGAAAATAACAAACTTAATCGAACGCTTTACTGGCATCGATAAAATTAAAGCTAAAGCCAGAGAAGAAGCAGAAGCGTCATTGAAGGCCGCAGAAGATTCTGCTAAGATTGCCAAAGCCGCACTCGACGCAGCCGAAGCAGCTCAAAAGGCAGAAGCTACTGCCAAGATGACTCCAAAAGAGCGGGCAACTGCTCGAGGCGAGCCTTGGGTAAGTGTATTGGATACACACGTTAACAAAGATAATATCAGAAATGGCTTCTTTGAGCTTGACTGGAATGACGAATTTGTGTTACAATTGAAACAAGCTGGATATGGATTTGATGGTGATCTGCCTGAAGAAATTGTCGATAGATGGTTTAGAGACATTGTCAGAAACATGCTTAATGAGGAAGGTCTAGACCCTGGAAGGGGCGCAGGCTATATTAACGTTGTTCCAATTGCCAAAGGCAAGTCTGAGGTTTCATGACATATATTTTAGTTGATACTGCTAACACATTCTTTCGTGCTCGACACGTTATTCGCGGCGATGCCGATATTAAAGTAGGCATGGCATTCCATATTACATTTAACAGTATCAAGAAGGCGTGGAACGACTTTGAAGGGAAGCATGTTGTGTTCTGCCTCGAAGGTCGCTCGTGGCGTAAAGACTACTACAAGCCCTACAAGGCTAATCGCGCCGAAACTCGTGCTGCCATGACTGTTAAAGAAGCTGAAGAAGATAAACTGTTCTGGGAAGCATTTGATGAGTTTAAAAAGTTCATCTCTGAAAAGACTAATTGTACTGTGTTACAACATAGTCAACTAGAAGCTGACGACTTAATTGCTGGATTCATAGAATCACACCCCGATGATAGCCACGTGATTATTTCGACAGACAGCGATTTTCATCAGCTCATCGCTCCTAATGTCAAACAATATAATGGTGTGGCAGAAACACTCACTACACATGAAGGTATCTTTGACAAGAAAGGCAAAATGGTTAAGGACACTAAGACTGGCTTGCCTAAAGACATTCCTAATCCCGAATGGATCTTGTTCGAGAAGTGTATGCGTGGAGATAGTAGCGATAATGTCTTTAGCGCATACCCTAAGGTTCGTAAAAATAAATTAGAAGAAGCATTTAAGGATCGCAGTAACAAGGGGTTCGCGTGGAACAATATGATGCTGCAGCGTTGGGTTGACCATACAGGAGTCGAACATCGTGTGCTTGATGACTACAACCGTAATCGTCAGCTAATTGACCTTAAAGCACAGCCCGAAGACATCAAGTCTTTTATTAAAGAAACAATTACAACTAATGCTGTACCTAAGACAGTTGATCAAGTAGGTATTAGACTATTAAAATTTTGCCAACTATACGATATGAAACGTATGATTGACAGTATTCAGCAGTATGCTGAGCCATTTCAAGCGAGATATACAAAATGACAGAAATTCACGCCAAGCCCATTGTAGATGGCAAGTTTTGGATTGTAGAACAAGACGGGGAAAAAATAGGTACATTACATAAGAAAGAAAATAACAAATATATGTTGAGTAGCAAAGACGGTAGCAGTTTCTTCGGTAAAAAAGAAGAGCTTATTAAAGCATTTGGCAAAGATTTCTTTAGTCGTAAGATTACAACCACTATTAGCCAAGATGACAGCAAAGATGTACATGGATATCCGACAAGTTGTAATCCGTGTAATCCCATGTACAATGTACAAAAAAGACTGCCGTTATTTACAAAATCTGAAGCTAGTAAGAGTTTGTATTGTGCCGGCTACTACATTATTCGATTTGATAAAGGCTGGGTTAAAAGTTTCTGCCCTAAGCTAATTACAATTGAACGCTACGAAAATCGCGGACCGTTTAAAACAGAATTCGAGATGAAACAGGTATTAAGTAATGTCAAATCCAATTAACACACTGCCTATTCAGCAGTTTATTCAACAGGTAAAAAGTGCTGAATTAGCACAGCAAAAAGAAATAAAAATAGACATTAAGTCAGCGAAGATGCTGGCTTATAGTCTAGGTGAAATAACTGCCAAATTGCTAGAGGACCAAGACGAATTGTTAAGCAAATTGGCACAGTCGCAAGGTAGCGAAGTAACTATCAAAATGGATGGCGGCGGGTTTTCTACTACTTGAATGATAAATATATGCGTATATATTAAGGACGCATATATGAGTAGACCCAAGCCCAAGGTACTTTTAGAATACACAAATAAAAAGAACTATAAAACTGAACAAGTTTTAGAGTCTGATGCTATTTGGGCAGTATTTTACAAGAATGAACCTTTCAATTTAAAGAGCTTTAACAGCCTCACTTCTTATCCAGGTCCTAAATATAAAAAAGTATCATTTAGCAATCCAGGTCATGCTATTAATCTAGCAAAAAAACTAAATCAAACATTCGATTGTAGTGATTTTCAAGTGGTTAGATTAACGACTGGAGAGATTATTAGATGAGCGAATTGAATAGAATCTTAGATATTGCCGAGGGTTCACTTTATCCGCCGAATTCTGAGCATGAGTATTGTGCCACAGACGATCCAGAATTATGGTCAACCCATAATTTAAAACAAAATCCCCAATTACTCGAATTACGGAAAAAAACATACAATTATAAGTTCAATAGTCACGGATTTCGATGCGATGAATTTACAACCACAAGTGAACTACCTATATTATTCTTAGGATGTAGTCATACCATGGGAGTTGGATTAGAACTTCAAGATGTATGGTCAAAGGTATTACTAGAAAAAATTAAAGATCATACTGGTAAACAGATTCCGTTTTGGAATTTAAGTATTGGCGGGTCAAGTATAGACAGACAGGCCACAGTTTTAAAAAAATACATACATACACTCAATCCAAAATTAATATTTTTTTTAATTCCAAGTATGTTCAGGAGACACATTGCTTTAACTGATAGAGTTGTAGATTACAGACCGACCAGAATGAATGCCGGAGACTACGGTGAACGTGTAATAAGACATTTATTTAACGCAGAATATGTATTATTAAACGAAAATTATGCTGCTTACGAGAGTTATAAAAGTTTACGATTAATAGACACACTTGCTAAATTAAAAAAATCTAAAATATATTATCATATTGGAATAGAGAATCAAGAAAACAACTGGTCCGAGCGACGTCAAGTCGACGATTCTCAAACGCCAGATTGGAGTCTGATACAAACAATGTGTGATAGATTATCGAGTTTTAATAATTTAGGCGTTCAATTTGAAGGGCGTGATGTAGCAAGGGACGGTTCGCATCTTGGTGTATTTTCACACAGAGAATTTGCTGAAAATGTGTTTGAAAAAATAGTAGGCACATTACCGACTGGAGAGATTAGTAAATGAGCGAAGTAAATAAAATCATAGATCTCGCCGAGGCTACGTTTCATACACCAAATTACGAGGGCTCCTATTGTGCTACCGACGATCCGCGTAGCTGGTCGAAGGATATTTTAAAAGAACAACCCGAGATAGCACTAGAGCGATTAAAAACATACAATTATAAGTTTAATAATCAAGGATTTCGATGCGATGAATTTACAACCACTAGTGAACTACCTATATTATTCTTAGGATGTAGTCATACAATGGGGGTCAGTTTAGAACTTCAAGATGTGTGGTCAAAGATATTACTAGAAAAAATTAAAGATCATACAGGTAAAAAGATTCCGTTTTGGAATTTAGCAATACCCGGATCAAGCATAGATAGACAAGCCATTATATTAGAAAAATTCATACATAAGCTAAATCCAAAATTAATATTTTTTTCAATTCCAAGTATGTTCAGAAGACATATTGTGTTAAATGATAAAGTTATAGATTATAAACTAAGTCACATGTCTTCAAATAGTAAAGAATACGGTCACGCTATAATAAGAAATTTATCTAGAGCAGAATCTATGTTATTAAACGAAAATTATGCTGCCTACGAAAGTTATAAAAATTTACGATTAATAGATACCCTTGCTGAATTAAAAAAATCTAAAATATATTATCATATTGGAGTAGAAAATCAGTCAGTAAACCAGGACGACCGTGTGGGTGCTGATACCTCTCATACAATACAAACACTATGTAATAGATTATCGAGTTTTAATAACTTAAATTTACCGTTCGAACGACATGATTTAGCTAGGGATGGTTCACATCTTGGTAAAATTTCACATAGAAAATTTGCCGAAAGTGTATTTGAAAAAATAAAAGATCGTCTATGATTAGTCGAGAACTTTACACTAGGATTTTCCTCAAGTCAATGGAGCGTAGTGTAGACGAAGCCAATGTCAAACTACATCTACATAAATGGTGGCAAAGTAAACGTACTAAAGAATCCGGAGGATTACGTCTAAGTCTAGAAGGGTATGAATTTTTAATCGGTGAACTTAAATTGGAAGAATTTGAAGTTCCATTTACAGATAAGATTGAACTTAGTCCCCAAACAATTATATTCTTTGACAACTATTTGGACTGCCCTTATTTTTTAACAGGGCAAAGTTTAACTGTTTTTTCGGAAAAAAAGGCTTTTGAGCTCTACATGTTTTCAGACGATATTCGAAAATATGGGCTTGTCAAAGCCATGAATGCTCGTAAAAAGGATGCTCAAAACGAAGGAAAAGGTTAGAAATCAGTTGACGTAGACACAAATATCGCTTATAATAGTCACATAGACACTTAGTTTACAACGTTTTTTTAACCCTGGAGATGATATGAGCGAGATTGTTTCACGCACCGTTGGCCCTAAAGCCGCTAAAAAGTCCCTTCGCCGTGCTTTTAAAGCACAGCGTCCCGTGTTCCTCTGGGGTCCTCCCGGAATTGGTAAGTCAGATATTGTTAAACAGCTGGGCGAAGAACTCGAAGCTCATGTTATCGACATTCGTTTGAGCTTGTGGGAACCTACCGACATTAAAGGTATTCCGTATTTCGATGCTAATACTAGCCGCATGGCTTGGGCTCCTCCTATTGAGTTGCCTGATGAAATTGAAGCTGCCAAGCATAAGAACATTGTATTGTTCATGGACGAAATGAACAGTGCAGCACCTGCTGTACAGGCAGCGGCCTATCAGTTGGTGCTAAACCGCCGTGTTGGTACTTACAAACTTCCCGACAATGTGTTTATCGTTGCCGCCGGTAACCGTGAGGCAGACAAAGGCGTTACATATCGTATGCCTGCTCCGTTGGCTAACCGTTTCGTACACTTGGAAATGGCTGTAAGCTGGGATGACTACTTCGGTTGGGCTACTGAAAATCGTATTCACAAAGACGTAGTAGGCTTCTTAACCTTTAGCAAGAAGGACTTGTACGACTTCGATCCTAAATCTAGCTCAAAGGCGTTTGCTACTCCACGTAGCTGGAGCTTTGTTTCTGAACTGTTGTTCGATGACGACGAAGATGAAGGCACTTTGACTGACTTGGTGTCGGGTGCGGTCGGTGAAGGTTTGGCTATTAAGTTTATGGCACATCGTAAGATTGCTTCTAAACTGCCCGATCCTACTGCTATTCTGAATGGCAAAGTTAAGAAGATGGACACTAAAGAAATTAGTGCCATGTACTCTTTAACTGTTAGCCTGTGCTACGAATTGAAGGACGCTAGCGACAAGAACGACAAGGCGTTTAACGACAAAGTTAACTGTTTCTTCCAGTTTATGATGGATAATTTTGAAACTGAATTGGTTGTTATGGGTACTAAACTGGCATTGACTCAATATCAACTGCCTTTGGATCCTGATGAGATTGCCTGTTTCGATGATTTCCATGCTAAGTTTGGTAAGTACATTGCGGCCGCTACAGACAAGCGATAAGCAAATCAAATAGATTGACACCGCCCCTGGGCGGTGTTATACTATATACTATAGCAAATATTAGGAGCATATATGTCGCATCATTTGGACCCAGTTGTTGACAAAATTATTGTAGCACGAATTGGTCTGCTACTTCGTCATCCATTCTTTGGAAACATGGCAACACGATTGAAAATCGTAGACGCTAGCGAATGGTGTAATACTGCAGCCACTGATGGCCGCCATCTGTACTACAGTCGTCCTTTCTTTGAAAAACTCACTCCTAAAGAAGTTGAGTTTGTCGTAGCACACGAAATCTTACATAATGTGTTTGATCACATTAGCCGCACTGACGGCAGAAATAAACAAATTTGGAATGCCGCCATTGACTATGTCACTAACGGACAGTTAGTGCGTGACCGCATCGGTGACCAACCAAAAGGTATTAAGATCTTTCATGATCCAAAGCACTACGGTAAGAGTGCTGAACAGGTCTATGACGAAATTTACGAAGACATGGACGACCAGGCCTTACAGGCATTGGGTCAGTTGCTAGACGAGCACATCGATTGGCAAGAAGGTGACGGAAACGGTAGCGGCAATCAGCCAGGTAGCGGCAAGGGTCGACCACAATACAGTAAAGAAGAACTGAAACAAATTCGCGATGAAATCCGCGAAGCTACTATCACCGCGGCGCAGACTGCTGGAGCAGGCAATACTCCTGCTGAAATTCAGCGCATGATCCGCGAGTTGACTGAGCCTAAAATGAACTGGCGTCAAATTTTGCGTCAGCAAATTCAAAGCACAATTAAGCATGACTACACCTTTAGTCGTCCTAGCCGCAAGGCGTGGCATACCGGTGCTATCCTGCCAGGTATGAACTTTGACGAAACTATCGATATTTGTATTAGTATTGATATGAGTGGTAGCATTAGCGATGCTCAAGCCAAAGACTTCTTAACTGAAATCAAAGGTATTATGGACGAGTACAAAGACTACAATATTAAAGTGTGGTGTTTCGATACTAAGGTCTATAACGAGCAAGACTTCGACAGTTACGGTGGTAACGATATTACTGAATACGAGCCCATGGGCGGCGGTGGTACTGACTTTATGGCTAACTGGGAATACATGAAGCAACATGACATTAACCCTAAGAAGTTTATCATGTTTACGGATGGGTATCCTTGGGATTCGTGGGGTGATGAGAACTACTGCGATACAGTGTTCATTATCCACGGTACTACCAGCATTGTTCCACCATGGGGTGCTCATGCTTATTACGAAGAAGAAGCACGTAGCTAATGGCTCTAAAAAACGGTAAAATAAATCCGCTTAATGCGCTGGATCTGAGAAAAGTCTCGTTTCCAGCGCATCATTTCCACTATACAGATTTGCCTAAATACAATCCTGTATTATCCAATCACATAGATCGCTGGATCTATGCTAATCTTAATAGTCGATACTATGTAGGACAATATATAGGCATTATCGACAATACCATAATTTATACCACACGTATAGGCTTTGAATCTGAAAAAGAACTTAGTTTTTTCAGACTTGCGTGTCCACATTTAACCTAAGAGATAAATTATAAGCATATATAAATTTGAAGGAGTTTATATGACTGAAGAAACTAATACACAAGAGGCTCCACAACAGGATCCTACTCAATTAACACTTACCGATTTAGCGGCAATGAAAAGCATTATCGATATCGCAAGTGCTAGAGGCACTTTTAAGCCAAATGAAATGATAATAGTTGGACAAACTTATAACAAACTAACAACCTTTTTAGAAGGTGTTAAACAAAACCAAGGAGAAACAAAATGACTGAACAAGACGTAACAGAACAAAATGGGGTTGAAGCCGCAACAGAGACCGCACCCGCTGCAGCACCTGAACTTAACATCAATGATTTAATTGCCATGCGTAGTGTAATCGATGTAGTAACCAAGCGTGGTGCTTTTCAAGCTAACGAACTATCTAGTGTAGGACAGTTATTTGATAAATTAAATGCTTTCCTAGATGCGGCGCAAAAGGCACAACCTGCAGCTCCTGCTCAAGGAGAATAATATGGATATCAAACACGTAGGCCGAATGAAAAAAACTGGCCGTAAAGTATTGGTGGCGTACAGGACATTGCCGGGCGATTCTTACAGTTGCCTAATTATTCCAACAGAAAATTTGCCTGATAGCTATCACGATGCGTTAATTCAGCTTGTAGAAAATAATTCAGCACAAGAGGCATTTGAGTTTTCCGATGTTCTAGCTAGAGCAAAATTCCCGGATGGTAGCACAATGTTACCTAGTTTACACACCAAAGGTATGTTAACAAAAGTATCTACTAGTGAAGTTGAAATGATTCCCAATTTTCAAACACGCATTAGTCTAGATGAACTTAATCAGTTAATTGCCGAACAGCGTGGTATTGCGGTAGATGACTTGGCAGTTAAAGAGGAAGTAAATACTCCTTCTAACGTCGAAGTTGTCGATGTAGCCACAGTTAGAGATATCAGTCCTTCGGCAAAAACTACATCTCAAAGTGTAAACGAAGATATCCAACCTATGGTGGAAAATCTTAGTCCGGAAGCACAGGCTAAAAAGTTTAGAAGTGATGCAGACAAGTTGGCAAAACAGGCTGCTGATTTTAGACGTAAAGCCGAAGAACTCGTGCCTACGAAGAAAGCAAAGTGACACGTGGGAAGACACTTCCCAAGGATGTAATAGATCGCTGGCCTGAAATATTCGGAGAGATAACGCTTAACGTGGTTCCTCTCCGATATCTTCATTCGGTTAAGATTACATTCAAAAATAAAAAAATTTGGGAAATAGAATTAGAAAAAGATCTTAATGAAGGAAGTTGGGATAACTTTGAACGACAGATGCGGGAAATTGTATCGGAATATGAAGATACTATTGAAAATGTCGATTTTAAATTAGATACTAATAGAATTAAAAAAGATATAACCAAGCATACCAACAAATTTTTGAATAACAAGAAATTAAAATGAAAGTTAAATTAGTATCTTATAGCAAGCCCACAGAAGAATTTCAAAATCAAGACGTCGAAGATGCGCTAGATCTTGTAGCTTACTGTGCTCGTGTAAGTAACCCTGCCAACCAATTCAATACAGAAACAAGTGAAAAGCTAATCAAGTACTTGATCAAGCACCAGCATTGGAGTCCGCTTGAGATGGTTTCAGCTTGTATTGAAATTGAAACTACCCGTGACATTGCTCGACAAATTCTTCGTCATCGTTCATTTAGCTTTCAAGAGTTTAGTCAACGCTATGCCGATCCTACAGCAGAATTAGGTGAAGCGTTTGTTATTCGTGAAGCACGTTTTCAGGATACAAAGAATAGACAGAACAGTGTTGAGTTTGATATGAACGACGAAAGCCAACGTTTACTGGCTATCGAATGGGAACGTGCTCAGAAGCGGGTGCTGTTTGCAGTCGAGAAAGAATATAAATGGGCTATCGCTAATGGCATTGCCAAAGAGCAAGCTCGTGCTGTTCTACCCGAAGGTCTTACTGTAAGTCGTATGTACATGAACGGTACTATCCGTAGCTGGATTCATTACATTAACTTGCGTAAGGAAAACGGAACACAAAAAGAGCACATGGAGATTGCTCAAGCATGTGCTAAAATTATTTCTGAAGTATTTCCTTTAGAAATTTAATCTTCAAACGTCTTATCGCCCGGCCACAAAGGTAACTTTGTTCCGGGCGCTCTTTTGGGTATTTTACTGTCAGCACTGCTAACACAACTTTCGCTAATACATGGAGTCGGTCCGTTAAACAAGTTAAAACCAGTTTCTACATTACCTAATGGAACATCGCTACAGCTATAACTACGTTTTATACTGCCATCTGGTTCACGTATAATAATACTGCGATAGCCACTACTACACTCCCATCCTTTAAACTTGTTAAAGTTAAAGGCATTAAATCTTTCAGCTTGATCCATGTACCAAATTTTCTTGTTAGAGTCGACAAATTCTACTTGAAAATGCTGTGGTATTTTTGCGTTTTCTTCTTTGTACAATGGATCTGGTACTTTACGAAATGTAGGGATAGGACGCTTGACTAGTTTAGCTTCATCTGCTTTATTTTCTGTAAATGCTCGTTGTGGCATACCGTTGTGTAAACGTTTTAGCATATCCGGAGTATATCCATCAACTACACGACTTGCTGTAGGATCGCTTTGAGGTTTTAGCGTTACGTTGATTCCTTGATTGTGAAAGAACAAGGCATTTTCGAAATCACGTTCAAACCATTCAGGAACCATGACCATGTTAATAGTTACCTGTACATCATGCTGTTGACACAATATTAGTTTGTCAGCAAAATCTTGCATCTTTTCAGGAGTGTCTACATGTTCAGTATGTAAGCTAGCCGTGATGCTGGCTCTATGAAATTTGCTTACAGCAGGGCAGTACTCATCTTCAAACCATCGTAAACTACGACTCATGTTAGTAGTCATATGTACACTAGTATAATTTGTATTTTCCGCATCATTGTTTAGATGATTTAGAATATCAATATACCCTGGATGGAACGTGGGTTCGCCGCCGCTTAGACTGAAGTGAAAGCTGTTAAATCCTCGCTCACGTGCTTGACGCTTAATCTCGTCTACTGTAAGTAAGCATAACTCTGTAGGTCTGTGGTCTTTCTTGTCACTACGGGCATAAGGCCAGCAGTAACTGCATCGATAGTTACAGAATCTACCTAACAACCAACTAACTGTAAAGAGATCTCTGTACAACATTGTGCGCTGACCGACACGTTGAATATCGTTGTACGGAATTTTTGTAAAGTCGTAAGCCGACCAAGATAAATCATTACTCATTAAATGTACTCTTTATAATTATCGTAACCAATATTTAATAACAAAGGTGTTAAGTTACTAACGCCTTTCTTTTGCTCTTTCACTAAGAGCCAATCTCTTGCTCGTTCTTTGTACCATTTGACATCGGGCGATTCAGGATCAATTGACCCAATTCTATCTTTCATTTGATTTAAGAATTTAATTGTGTTTTGCTTATTTTTAAATTTAGGATTAGTTTCTTTTTCAATCAAATCGATAGCAAGGTCGACATATTTTCTATATTCGATAGGTAACACATTTATATCCATTACAGGGTCCGCAATAAAATTGCCATGCCATGTAAATGCAGGGCAGTATCCAGTTAATTCCAACTGTTTGTTAAATTGTTCATGTACCCATGCTACGTAAAGATGAAATGTCTTTAAACTAAAAATATTAAGGGCAGGTGCTAGATTAATACTATCAATTTTTTTAGACCTGGAAATATATTGATTAAAATTATGTTGAAATCTTTCCCAATTCAAGCCGTTTCGTATTAATTCAGCATCGTGTCCGAATGACTCATTACTTATTCCAACAGTCCATTGAAAACTAGTGGTGCCGACTAATTTAAAAAACTTCTCCATAAGAGCTGGAGTAGTATTACCATTAGTAACTATTTCAAGACGTATATTCCTCATTTTATATTCCCAGTTTTTTTCCTGAGTATAATGCTTGACTCTTTCAGTAATGTGATTAATAAAGTCATAAAATTGATCTATCAATGTAGGCTCGCCGCCTAGAAATACAAAACGTAATTGTGTTGTATCCCATACATCTTTTTTTATATCTTCCTTTACTAATTTTACTGCGTTTTTAATTAGAGGATCTGAGAATTCTTTAAAAGCTTCGAATTCAGATGCCAGTGGCACACTTTTAATTCGAACGTTTTCTTCTATTGCTATTTTGCTACTAAATTTTGGACTACAATATAAACAGGCCATATCGCAAGTGTTAGAAAACTTTACTTCTATATAATTCGCAAATGATTTGTCAGTAGATAAAAGATCATCTCGAGTTGATTCTACAAATTCAGTTGACCACCTATTATGTACGTCTCGATAAGTAGCTCTGTTGCCTTCTTCTTTCCAACAAAAATTACATTGCTCATTTTGAATTCCGTTTAAACTATCTGTCTTACGTTTGACTAAATCGGGTGAAAATTCAAAGAAAGTTTTATCTAAGTTTGGAACAAATTTAATAGGCTGCGATTTACAACAGTTTCTAACGAACTCACTTGAAAAGTCTACATTGACATCAGTCCATGATTTAGAACAATAAGTATTTTTCCATTCTTCCATATGTTTCACTTTATAAATTTAAATTCAGGGTATACGCTGTATAAGTCTGTTTTGAAATAATCATCCAATACCGCAGAGTAATCTACAAATTCGTGCCAGTGGTCATGCCAATTTTCTGAATTCATATAATTAACTACCATATGTCCAAACTTTAGGATGTTTTTCTTATGTGATTCTACATCCGTGGTAGGCAATAACTTTACACAATTTATAATATTTGTATCGATATCAGCAATCCAATTATTCCAATCAGTTGTTATTTTTTCTTTTAGTTCTACAGGCAACAACTTAGGATTTAATGCCCTAGGATATTGAACTATGCTGGCATGAAAATATGCGCCTAATGATAAGAAATATTCTATAGTTGGTATCAATCTTGTTATATTCAATAAACTGGTAGTACAGGTTGCGCTGACTCTAGTATTAGGTACTTCTTGTACTAGTTTAATGTTTTTTTCAATTGTTGTCAAGCCATCGTGTGCTCTAACATATTGATAACAACTAGGATCACCATCGATGCTTACACGTAGGTTAACTTTTTTAAAATGCTTCCATAACTCTAAAATAGAATTACCCTTGTAATTTAATTTGGTTAAATTACTGTTATAGCTAAGTTTTATATTTTTAGCGTTGGGTAGCATAGACTTAATAAAATCATAATGACGTTCATGATATAAAGGCTCGCCACCTGCTAGCATAATTTCTGTTAGATTAGAAGAAACAGTACTGCCAATCTCATCAATAATTTTTTGATTGAGGTTTATATGCTCATCACTTTTCCTAAAAGTGCCGAACTGAATCATTTTACTTTGTAGCTTTTCATCGCGCTTAACTGCCGCTTCCCATTTACTACTGTAATCAGGACTACAATGTCTACACATTAAATTACAAATATTATCAAATCTAAGTTCGATGCTTTTTAAATTTTCAGCAGGCATTGAAAAGTCTTCGGCGATTACTGCTTTTGCCTTTTCAATATCCATTATGTCTTTATAATCAACTGCTGTTTGCGATCTTGTACTACGAACACCGCTGTCTTCCATATCCCAACAACTACGGCATCCTACAGGACGCTCATCGTTGAGTAATTGTCTTCGCAATTCTTTTATCTCAGTACCATTCCAAACTTCACTGATACTTTGTTTAGTATAGTCTCCAATTTTATCAGGGTATCTCCAGCAGGCACTTACTTTACCTTCTTGTTTAATGTTTACATGGCAAAATGGCATAACACAAAAAGTCTTGCTCATTATAGTTTTCCTGTGTATTCTACATAACCTTCTAATTCTTTGTACAATAAAGGTAAAGAATTTTTTAACGACTGGGTACGTAGTCTATCTAAGTCTTCGGTATAGCTAGCAAATAACTGTAGCATTTCTTTATTTGCTGGTAACTTAAGAGCTCCGTCAATTGCGGCTAATTTTTTATTAAACATTTCTTTACGGGGGTTACCTAACGAATTAGAAGAATCGTATTTGTCATATATTAATTTTAGTTTACTGCTGGCTAACTGTTTTGCCGATTCTGGTAAATTGGATACTGACAAGTATTTCGGATCTTGTAAAATGTTAAAAATTAATCTAAAACTAGAAGTAGTGTCTTCTCTATAATTTTGTTCTATTAAATTGGGCCAAGGACGATTGAGAAAATGTCTGTTTTGTTTTTCATCCCACCAAGCTATCATTGTATCTATTTCTAAAATATTATAGATATTGATAGTAGGATTCCACGTTATTTGAATTTTAGAAGGAGCTGCTGCTTCTTGGCCGAGCCAACTATCCACAACAGAATCAACTACATTCCACTCACTGGGTGTTCTTATATAATCGTTAGTTTTTCCAACGCCGTCTATACTTAAACTAATTTTTACTTGTTTAAATTGATTTAGTCTTTTAAAGAACTTCTCGCCAGGCTTCCAACTACAATTTGTAAACACATCTAACGAAATATTCTTGGCAACATCGATTTCAATTAACATATCCATTAACTTTAAAAAGTCAGGATGAATCATAGGCTCACCGCCAGTGAATTTAATTTCTTCTATATTGATAAAATCTTCAGGTTTCCAATTAAAAGGAATATTTAAAACTTTAGGAGAGCTGTATCTGCCAGGGTAAACTTTTGCCAATAATACTTCTTCTTCGTGCCATGTGCTAGATAAATCACCCGCACATGTTCTACACTTTAAATTACAATAATTTCCAAAAGTCATCTCGAGATATTTTATTTTTAAAGGTTCTACACTACTAGATAACTCATCTTGTATACCATCGTTTCTGTCATTGTTTTCATAAACACGCATCGAACTGCCGTTAAATGTTTCCTGTGTGTAGCACTTTCTACATCCACTAACAGGTTCTCCTGCTAACATCTTATGTCTGACATCATTCCATAAATCGCTGTTCATAGCTTCAGTTAAAGTAGAACCGTTGGAAATGTTATACTTATTAAAAGTGTGATATGCGTTACCTTTTTCAGCAGTCCATGTTTTATCAATATAGTCGTCGTGTACGAAATCAAATCGACAACAAGGTTTTATTTGCCCGCTGGGTTTAACTTGTATGTGTATAAAAGGTAATATACAAAATGTTTTAGATTTTGCTGTCATTGCTGTTTTAAAATATTTTCTTTTTTCAAATTGATGTTTTGATAAAGTGTAGTGTTTTCTTTATTTCCACAAGTGTGTAAGCAAGTAATTAAATTTCCATCATTTATAGTTTTGTCCCAGTTGTCGCTTATTGGTTTAAAATTTTCTAAGATTTCAGCTACTGATAGAGATTTTAAATTAAATTTTTCTAAATCGTATATACTAGTAAACTGTGCGGCGCCTGGACTATCATGTGTATAGGTAGCAAGATAACAGCAAGGCATTAACAATCCAGTACTAGTTAAATAAATTTCCTGACGTTGTTGTATTTTACAACTGACCTTATTTCCGTTAAGATGAGATAATTTTGAATAATCTTTATATTTAAAAATACTGATAGGAATATGTTCAACAGTTCCTACGTTTGGATGTCTAAAAGATTCTTGATCAGGCGGCTCCAACGTATACTGTTGTACACCATCTATCATAACTTTATAATTTTTTCGTCCACGAAATTTTTGCGTTACTTTAAGTCTAAACTTTGCGCCAATATCCTCGGCTAATTGTTTGGCTGTTTCAACTTGATGCTCATTATGTTTGAACACAATAAAATTCCACTGTGCATTGCCACCGTTGGCAACAAATGCTTTCATATTGGCATACGCTTTATCGTACACAACTCCTATACGATACTTGTCCAGTGTTTCGTTATCAGTACCGTCCAACGCAAAATTAATCATCACCCGCGGTCTAGCAAGACTCGCCCACCAATCTTCACTACGATATCCACCATTAGTGTCTATGCTAACACTCTTACATCCGTTATCCATTAGATAATTAACGAATTCTGGTAATAGCTTGTTTAAGCAAGGGTCTCCGTAGACTCCACTAAAATACACATGCTCTAATTGACTTGTAAATTCTTTAGTGAATAATTTATAAAAAACTTCGCCAGTTAAATCTAATTCGTTTAATTCAGGTTGAACAAATCCGTCTGCCGTAAATCTACTACACATAGGGCATCTGCTATTACACCTACTACTGGCTTCGACATGGACTATCTTTATTTGATCTAATTCTATCATCGATTACTATTATCGTTTAACTGTAGTCATCATAGATAGCCCACACTTCATTGTTACTTTATTTTTCATAAAATTGATACCTGTGTGTGCTTGAGATCTATCAAACACTATGATACTTCCACGTTTCCATTGATACACTGCTTCCAATTCGAAGCCGTCTAGCCATTCTCTTTTAAAGTGGTCAAAATATCTATTATATATTTCATCACTTATGCTGCGTTTAGACCAGTCAATATCCCATACAGATCCGTCTTTATTATAACATACTAAGTCCTTATAGTCGCGCACTGTGTAAAAAACATTAGTATCATACTTTGCGTCGCCTTTGGCAAAATTTGTACCATACATAATAAATCGGTTTTTAAAGATGGCTGTACCGTGCTCTGGATTATCAGTAGTTTTATTGCCGTGGCAAAACCAAAGAGGAATGATAAATTGTTTGCCAGGAACATAAGTTGCTGTACTTAACACTTGGTGGTTACCCGTGTCGATATGTATGTTATAAGGAGTGGCAGTTATTAAAAAATTACCTTCCCATAGTTCGGTATTTTCTAGTTCAGGAATAATAGTTTTTAATTTGTCAAAAAACTTATTTTGTATAAGTCTATTGTCTACATTAAAGTGTAGTGTTCCGTTTTTCTTAACACGACGACTTTTGTGATTCCTATACATTAAATCTTCTAACCAGGTTAACTCGTCGTCGTCAAATACATTTTCGACACAATAGCTATCGCCCCATGTTTTTGTCCAAGCAGCATGATCCTCTGTTTTGACTACTAACATTTCTTTTGTTATAGGATCGCCAGGGACCCATTCTAAATTTTTACTTTGTTCCATTGAAAATATCCTTCATCTCTGGGAAAATTTCACCGAAGTTAAGATTGCGTTGTTTATCGCATAAGTCTAAAAATTCTTTAGTTTCAGGAAGTCGATTACTCCAATCTTCACTTTCCATAAACTTTAACATACCTTCTAAACGACTAATACCATACTCTGCCTTGCGCCAAGCATCATATGTTACTTTGCCTTTGTGCCAACTAGGAATTCCCAGTTCCCAGTTTGCTTCCCACCATGAATAAAATTCTTCATACTTTTTACGACAAGCTGCTTTGAATTCTGCAGGCAACACTTTGACGTTTAGGTGCGGCGGATGATATACAAAATGATAGTTAATGCCTCCGGCTCCGAATGGCCACATGTTAATTTTAGTAAATCCTTCTTCGAGTTTCCATTTCAGAAAGTCTGGGAGATAATAAATGTTCAGTGCCTGTACAGCACAAGCTACTGTAACTTCAACGTTATTGCCGGTTTGTTTATCTAGAATATGAAATACTTCTTTAGTACGTTCCCATGTACTAGGATAACGTATATAAGAATTCATTTCTCCGATGCTGTCGACACTGTAGTGGAATCTGACCAACTTAAAATGTTTCCAGAGATCAAACAGATCCTCACGCCACTCAACACCGTTACTATTGTAACGTAGTTCAAGATTCTTAGCATGACCTTGTCTGATACATTCTTCAAGAATTTCATAATGTTCTTCAATAATTAAACTTTCCCCGCCAGCAAAATAAATCTGTTGCATATTAGGAATCTGTTCATAGAACTGTTGCCAGAACACAGGATTTTGTTTATGCCAATTATAACTACTGCCGTTAGTAGAACCCTTGTCAGTCCATAACATAGTTTGTTTTAAACTGGCGTTTTCCACTTCAGGGAAAATAGCTTTGTAATCTTTAATCCAGCCGCTGCTATCATGCGGACTACACATCACACATGCCAATTGACACTTTGTTCCAAATCGTAAATCAATGTAGGCAAGTTGTGGAGGAACACTGCCATCTTCTGCTGTATCTTCTAACAACTTATCAACATTTACTCGTTGACTCCAATATGCGGTTTCCCACATACGTTTGCTGTTATGCCCAGCCGCTTCTTCTTTGTAGCATTTTAAACAGCTAGGAGGTTGCTCGCCGTTAATCATTTGCTTACGTACACTTCGCATATACGTACTATTCCACGCACTTTTAAAATCGCTTACGTTTAAATTATTTGGTTTGCCGTCGTCTGTTTTGAGAACACCAACCATGCCGCCATGCTCTTTATCGTTAGTAGCTCCAACGCTGCTGGCATTGGCTGTACAGCAAACTCTCATGCTGCCGTCAGGTCGTGTACTCAGGTGTACCCAGGGCAAAATACAAAATGTTTCAGATATTTTATTCATACTATATTTAACCGCTAAATTTTAGCGATAAATATTTCATGACTGAAAATACTAAAAAATGGTTTCCTATCCAATCTGAAGGAGCGTGTTTATTAAAATGGGCATGGAGTAGTTTATACTTATGGACTAGCACATCTAGCTCTTGTCACAGGGTACAAAGTGTTAAAGTAGACGACATTAAAAACTTTCACAATACTCCTCAAGTAATAACAGATAGAGAAAAAATGTTAAGAAATGTGTGGCCTGGACGGGGTTGTGAAAGTTGTAGAGATCAAGAAACTTACAGTAATTTCAGCGACAGAAAGAATTGGCTATCTAGGCCATATAACGAAAAATATGTACCTAAAGAGTTATATAGTAATCCAAGACAAACATCAGTAAATCCCACAATGTTAGAAATTTACTTCAATAATAAATGTAATTTGAAGTGTTTATATTGCGGACCATTCTTGAGCAGTTCATGGGTATTAGAGGAAGAACAATATGGCACGAGTGACAGTTCTTTTTTAAATTCTATTTCTATTAATGATGTAACTTATAAAACACGCCTAGCTGAATTTTATGTGTGGATGGAAAAACATTATTGTGACTTGCGAGAATTTCATATACTAGGCGGGGAGCCGTTAATTCAACAAGAAACTTTTGATTGTATAGATTGGATGATTGCACATCCGAACCCAGACCTCGATGTTGAGATTTTTTCTAACATGCAAATTAAGCCATCTCTTTTTAAAAAACAGATGGAGAAAATTAAACAATTAGTAAAAACTTGTAATACCGTTGAACTGACTGCCAGTATTGATTGCTGGGGTACAGAATCTGAGTATATTAGAACAGGCCTTGATCTTGAAACATTTACAGAAAATATGGAATATCTTATATACGAGTGCCCTGAAATTATTCCTACTATGAACTGGACTGTATCGGCGCTATCAATACACAGTACTCCAGAACTAATTAAAAAAGTTATTCACTGGAATAATACATGTAAAGGTAAAAAGATTAGTGTGAACTATAATAAGTGTATTTCTCCTAAGATTTTAGATCCGCATAATATTCCTGGTGAAGTTTATATCGATATAATAAAAGAAATACAAGAATTAAACAACCAGATGTTTAATAACACAGGTTACATCGATTATGTAAATGCCATTTTTAAAGAAATCGTTGAAACTCCTACAGATTATGAAAAAATTAAAGAACTAAAAATATTCTTAGATAAAATGGATAGTCGTAGAAACACAAATTGGCAGGAGGTTTTTCCATGGCTGATAAATATTAAAGAGGGAAATTAAAATGAACACTGAGATTTTATCCGCATTAGCATCGATTAACGCTTGTCAAAGAAACTGGATTAGCGACAGCGTATCTGAAGAGAATTTAAACTTACTGTTACAAGTAGCTAATGGAACTCCTACTAAACAGAACGTTAACTTCTTTAAATGTATCGCCTTTACTGACACTGTAGCAAAGGAAGAATTGTTCGACATTTGTCATAGTGAAGGATATATTCCAGATAATATGCCAAATTTAGCCCCTAATGCTGTAAGGTTATTAAAAGAAAATAAAGAATTTATTAAAAGAGAAGGAGCTGCTTGGATTAAGAATAAAGTAGATACGAAAAGTCCTTCTTTTGAAAATTTTGTATACGAAGCACATAAATGTTATAGAGATATTGGATTTGTACTAGAAGCCTATATTAAAGATCTAAAACTAGATTCTAATAAACATACACGCAACATAGTATCAAAATACTTCGATAAAAACGGAAACTTACTAGTCAGAAAAGTAGCCGAACTCGAGACTCATAGATTTATTCAAAGATTAATTACTGAACATATTTTAACTAATACTAGAATCACCCCACTACAACAAACTGAACAGCAAATTATAATCTGCGATATTACAGCAGAACAAACTGACATTAGACAACTTACAAATATTACAATTGATGTTATTAATCACGGATTAACAAGAATGCCAGCATTAAAAATTGGCGCAAGGCACACTCCTAGAAATCAGAAAAACTATAACACGCAATTATTAGCACCAGTTGTTTTTATGTGGACTGCCAACAAAGATGAAACTTATAATAGACTTTTCGATCTTGAATACGATACCGATATAGAACTAACAAGACATCAAAGTTTAAACACCGGAATTAGCGCAGGTGCTGTAGCACTGGCTGCACAATTAATGGGTTACAAGACAGGATTTTGTGGATGCTACAATCCAAGCAACATTTCTAAGTGGCTTTCTACAAAACATGGTATTACTGAAGATAATTATCCTGTTGCTATACTAGGAGTGGGTGTACCGGATGTTACTAAGCTCAGTAACTTATGCGTAGATGTAGACGGTAATCATTTCTTAAGAAACAGACGATCTAAAGATAGACCTGCTGAAATCTTAATCAAATAAACGTTTAAATTCTGGTGCTATATCAATAATACTTTGATCCCTAGCACTATCTAAATACTTTGTAAATTTAATAAACTCAGGAAGTTTATCACTATAGTCAGCACCTAACATATACTTGGTAATACTGTTTAAAATGTTTTCAGCGTTTTTAGCAATATCTTCCGGGTACTCTGCTTTAAACTCTTCAATCCAACGAGCATAGTATTCAACAACCTCCTGTTTCATATCAGCAGGTAGTATACGCACGTTAACACGCTTTGGGCCGTGTGCTACGTGATGTGTTATAATAGGACGCTTCTTTGTGCTGTTAATCTTAGTAAAGCCACTGCTTTGCAACTTCCACTTCATAAAACGAGGTACGTGCCAAATGTTATACGCTGTTACTGTGCAGGCAAGCCAAGCCAATATGTTTGGGTTACGTTCTGCATACTCGTCTAGCTTTTGTAAGTTCTTATATGCTTGGCTCCATTTTAAAGGCCAACGCTGATACTCTACGGTTTCACCCATACCATCCATACTAGCACCAACACGAACTTGTTTAAACTGCGTCCACATATCTAATACACGTTTAGGCAAGTTGCTCATGTTAGTATTATACTCGATGATCATCTTCTTACTATGACCCATGTCAATACATTTTTGTAAAAACTCATAGTGGCGTTCAATCATCATGGGCTCGCCGCCCGCCATGTAAACATGTTTAATGTTGGGGATATTTTCTTCTATTTGCTGCCAGAATGTTTCACTATTATGCCAATCGTAATCTTCGGTACTTAATCTACCTTTGGAGTTTTTGATTAGTTTTACAATACCATGGGTGTCTTTGTATTCTGTACTGCCGTGATAATCTGTCCACTGTTCATACCAAGTATGACTGTCAGTTGGTCCGCACATGCGGCAAGCTAAGTTACATAAGTTACCGAATCGTAAGTCGTAATATTCTAAATTTCTATCTTTAATACTACCATCTTCTTCTGTAATATTACGAGCATCTTCTACGCTAAACTTCCAGTTTTCTAATTCGTATTGTCTACGACTATTAAGTCCACTAGCTTCTTCACTTTGGCAACGGCCACATTCTTGACTCCACTCACCTGTTAGCATATTCTTACGAACTTCTTTCATTAGAATAGCATTACGAGCAAGCTCCATATTATCTTTGCCGGCATTAAACGGAGTGCCGTCGTCGTGTCTAACCACACCTTGATTTTCCGTTACATTGGCTTGACAACAGATACGAATATCGCCGTTATTACGAACTGCTTGAAAGTTCCATGGAATAGGACAAAAAGTTTTAGTCATTTGCGTTGTAAAGGATCTATACTTATTTCATTAATAGAAATGCCGGCAGGTTGGTCTATTATCCATTTAATATAAGATGCGGCGCTTGATAATTCTAAACAAATACGCTCAGGATGTTTTGCTTGTACATTAGATAAACTACCAAAGCTAATAAGTGAAACTGTAGGGCCGTTATCCCACACACCTATTAAACTTAGACTGTTAGCGTAATCACGTAGAGCTTTTTTTTCGGCGTTGTAAATCCAAGATGTTGCTTTATTAACTCTATCCGTAGTGCTACCTACACAAATAATTCGTATATTGTGTTTGATTTCTAGACATTTTTTATACACTGACTCGAGTACTAGTGTTTGATTAAACTTCCATAACGCACTTGAATTAATAAAAATATCATAATCTTTAACGATTTCTCCTAACTTGTGATAACCTTCTCGTGTGGTTAAATCGTATCCGTTTTCTCTGGATATAAATGTTGCGTCAGGATATAGTTTGAATAATTCAGATGCTAAACCAACTTTTGGATTTCCAGTAATAAGTATTTTCATCTAATATTTAATCAATGTCTACAAGCCATGGAAAAATTGTTCGCCAATTGGTTTTATGACGTCGGTCAGTTTCATTTAGTATTTCCTTTAACAATGCGATTTGACCAGAATCTTGTCCTGAAGAATTATACGTTTTCCAAATACCTTCCATATGATCTTTAAGACTAATTTCGCGAGGATTAGATTCAGGCATAACAGCTAAAATCTTTTTAAAATCTTCATCAAAAAATCCTGCTGGAAAAATCCTAGCGTTCATAAACTTCGGGTCAGTTAACATATTGAAACTATGAATTATATCACTGCCAGTTATACTACGTCTATACGCATTACATTCATTAATTTTTGTCAGCAGTTCAGGCATAGTCTTAATAGAAAGACAATTTATCGTACTGTTAACACAAATTTTTATACTAGGGTAATCATACACAAGTGTTTTGAAATTAGTCTCCCACTCATTGAGATCCACTCCCCATCGAACATATTCTTGCGGTTCGCCCCAACAGTCAAGACTGGCAGTTATACCGATAGAACTTACTTTTTTGTTTTTAATAAGATGATCAAATTTATCTAATATTTTTTTAAATTTTTCAGGTTTAACTTTTAAATTAGAGAAGATGCTAAAATGCATGTTAGGATTAGGGTTGTTGTTCCAAAATTCAATACACTGTTCTGTTTCATCTTGATAAAATGGTTCGCCGCCTAACACATTAAACATACGAAGATTTTGATAATTCTGCGCTAACCATTCCCAGAAATATTTTAATCGCTCAGGATATAAACTTTGTCGTTCTTGATGTATTTTAAATTGTTGCTTGCCTGTTTCGCCCGCATGTATATTATTTTCAGCGACCCATTGTGTACTTAAATCTGGTCCGCAATATAGACACGTCATATTACACACGTTGCTAAAATAAACTTCCAACATAGTAGGAGTAACGACAGTGGCAAAAGGATTATCTATCAATTCCTTAGGAATAAATCCTTTGTATAACGAATCAGCCAGGCCTTCTAATTCTCGCATACGATCGCTTGTGCCGCCTGCTGCTTCGATATCTCGGCAGTATTCGCAGCCTCGGCCAGGCCACTTACCTTCGAGCATCATCTCTCGTTCTTTAATCTTTTCAGGAGTATTATGAAAAGTACCTATTAGCTCTGGTCTAAATGAAGAATGTACTGTGCGATGGCATGAGCTGGAAGTTCCTTGGTACACAAAGAGGCTGCTCCATGCCCATTTTAAAAAACAAGCAGTGTCGGATTTGATTGGAAATATAGTATTTGATGTCATACGGTATTTATGGTTAGCTAAATAGACGTATTATGAAACCTATAGAAATTTATGACAAGAATAATGTGTTGGTAATTAACTGGACATTGAATAGTATTTGTACATATCATTGTTCCTATTGTCCTGATAGTCTACATCGGGGTACTAATACTATTATCGACAAGCTAGAAGATCAAAAAATATTAGAAAACTTTTTAATCAAGTTAAAAGACGAAGTCAAAGATAGACCGGTACACATCTTTTTAAACGGTGGCGAACCTACTATATCACCACATTTTGAATTCTTGTGCGATAAATTTAACGAGTATAAATGGTACTGCCATGTTAATACTAACGGTACAAGAAGCATGGCATGGTGGACAGAACACGCTCCAAAACTATATAAAGTTACACTAAGTTATCACCCCGAATGGGACAATACAGACATATTTGAAAAAATGGATGCTGTAGGCAAAATTACAAATACTGGAGTATTTGTATTAATGTGGCCGCCATTATGGGACAAATGTGTTGAAGCGTATAATAAATTCAAAGCTATGGACAGTATGGCTCATGTGGGATTCACAAGAGTATTTAAGAAGGATCAACACGAACAGGACACCAGTTACGACTATAGTGCTGAACAATTATTGTGGTTTGAAAAAGAAGAACCTTTAAACAAACCATTTCCGTTTAGTATTGAACAAGGACGAGGTTTCGGCCATTCTTATATAAAATACGATACCGGTGAAGAACAGAAATTAGACGACCAATATCTTCTTAACAATAGATTAAACAAGTTCTACAATTGGGCGTGTAATATCGGAAATGATTGCCTATACATTTCCTTTTTTGGAAGAATAACCGGCGCTAGTTGCGGCCAAGGACAGTACTTAGGAACTATCGAAGATTTTAAAGGACTAGCAAAGATGCCAGTACGTTGTAAACAAGTATGGTGTAGCTGTGCGTTAGAAACTAATATAACTAAAAAATTACTAAGTTAAATCATTTAAATTGTTCAGCAAAGGCATCATGTTTACCACCACATGTCTTGGCACATACAGCTAGTTTTCCTGTGGCACAACTTGATTTATTCCAACTATCAGGAATAAGCTCTTGAAAAAACAACCCGTCTACAATTTGTTGTAAAGGTTTGTTTTTAGCATTTATGTTATCTTTACCAACAGTGTTAATTAGATCCCAAATTTGACTACTTTCAGGTTCCCAATACCAGACATACATTTGCCCGGCTGTCCAGCAACAAGGCTGTACTACACCTTCAGCGCTGATGTAAATGCTTTTTTCTTCCGCTACTTTACATTTAATTGATGAAGTATCCCAATATTTTTCCATTGCTGTTTTCTTATCTTCAGCTATGTGAAACACTTGTCTTCCTAAATGTCCTGTCAAGTCAGAAGATTTACTAGGTAAGAATTTAACTTCATTAGTGGCTTTGGCAATTTTACTAAGTTCTTGTAATGCGCTATTTCGATACTTTGGATTAGTAGGAGGTTGTAACAGTGTAGTTAATCCTTTCCTATTTGCTGCCTGATGCATTTCTTTTGTCACACCAGTAGCATTACTATAGAAACGAGCCGACTTCTTAAACTGAAATTTTTCAAATTTCATTTTTTTAGATAATTCTTCTGCTTCCTCGACTTGATGTTCGTTATGTGCGAATACAATATAATCCCACCGTGCCCTGCCACCAGCATCAATAAACGCCTGTGCGTTAGTCATAATTTTGCTAAACACAGTATTTTGCCTATACAAATGATTTGTGTCTTCAAGACCATCAACACTAAAAACAACATAACCCTTAGTACCGAGAACTTTTGCTAGATTTGTCCACCACTCGGTACTTTTAGCACTTCCGTTAGTGTGTAAGCTCAACATCATCTTACTGTTATGTTCTCTGAAATATTGAAATATTTCCAATGTATCTTTAGCAGCGATAGGATCTCCATAGTTACCACACATATACAACCTATCTAATTGCTTAATAAATTCAATAGGAAACATTGTTTTAACATCGTCTAATGATAATTCAACTTCGGGTAATTGCGGATTATCTTCTCCGCCGTTGATATTTCTAGCACACATAGGACAAGCAGCATTACATTTATCTGTGACTTCCAAGTGTACTGTTTTTATATCATTGTATTTGTAAAGCATTATTCCATTACCAATTTAATTAGTGATCCAGGTCCTACTCTACTAGGAAGATCCCCGTACTGTTCTACATACCAAGTTATTACAGCCTTATACCATCGTTGACTGTCATGGTATGCTTGCTGATTAAACTTATAAATGTTATCGTTAGTTGCGTCCATTGACGACAATGCTCGAGCCGCTTCTTTTTGTAAATCTCTTAATTCGAAAATTTCTAAATCTATCATGGTCGTCCGATAAGCATCACTCGCTTATAACCTTTAAGTTGAAGTTCACCTTCAAACAAGACTTCTTTCATGGGAAATTTCTTCTTCATATGGTCTACGCTGTGTACACAATTAACGTGCCCTTCACCGTCAAACATGTTGTTACTTTGAATTGCAACTATAGGGTTACTTTCCATTTCTTTAAAACGAATTTGATGGAACCACTCTTCAGTCATATGTTCCGCACTTGTATTAATGATCAAATCAGGCAGGAACTTTTCTTCATACTTTGTATTGTCTTTAAAGTTTTCAACAGACAACTCGTAACCATTTTTATGTAAGGTCAATTCGTTAATATTAGCCTGTACAGATTTTATTTTATAGTT